CGTTACTCGGTTCCTGTAAGGAATGTGGAGTCAATCCACGTGAGTGGCTGAATGACGTAATCAGCAGACTTCCCTATTATCTTACTCCCAAGTCAGGGAAAAACCTCACCGAGCTCCTTCCTGACAGATGGGTTGGATGCCGACAAAGCCACGACACTCTCCCGACAGTCCCGGGAATGTCTATGGACAATCCCAGGACTGTCCGTAGACAAACTGTACACGCAATCTGAACCTTTGACGGACCGATAAGTCTCACCCCAAGTATATATACATAACTCAAGCAGAGGGCTCTCTCTTGCGAAAAATCAAATGCACAAGATGTATTTGCTCAACCGCTTACATATCGAGACGGTGGACATCCACACGCTCAACAATACCAACACGTCGAACTGGTTCTTCTGGAACATCCGCATGGAGGGCACGATCATCCGCGATAGCGGGAAAACGCAGGGCGTCTTCCGCAAGACGCAATTCAGGCACGGCAAGGCCTACAAGCTCGCACGCCGCCAGTACGACCACTTCTTCACCAACGGCAGCGACATGCTGGACGAGGCCGTGCGGATGTGGAACGCGGGGAAACCGTCGCTGGCCGCCATCGATCTCTCCTATGCCGCACAGTTCCTGCTAAGGGCTGAGGAGACGGTCTTCTATGGCAACTTCATCCGTACCCCGAACCTGCAGAAGAGTTTCCGCCGGGCGCGTGTGTTCTCGAAAAGGCTGCTGGAAGAGTTCCCGTTGGACAAACGGCACAACACGGAGTTCTTCGACCAGCTGGTGGGCCTGCGCCATGCGCCGCGCAACTACACGGATTTTGAATTTCCGAAGTGGCGTTACCTCCGGATTCTCGGCAGGCTGCGTCGGTTGCAGGATATCGTCCGGGAGTCCTGCGAACGTCACCTGTTCTACCTCGAACACGGCAAGTCGCAGCGCCAGATGGAACAGGAGGCCAGAGCGAAGCAGGAGAAAGAACGTGCCGCCGCCGGAAGTACGACGCCGGGGCTTGCCGAGGAATGCGACAACAATATCTACAAGGAGGACATGAAGCGGTTCCTGGAAAAGTTGCAGCAGGAGGCGCACTGGCTGTATGCCCTAATACACCATTCCCCGAGACAGGCCGTCAGTATCTTCTTCGAGGATATCCGCAAGGACGACGTCTACCGGATCTCGGTCATGGATTTCGAGAAACAGTACGACAGCTTCCACCCACAGAAGGCTGTGTTCGTGATACATTTCAGGATGTACCATTTTCAGGACGAGGATCCGGCATCGGACGCCGGGAATCCCGCCGCCATGCTCGGGGACAACGAGGAGGATGCCCTCGAGCTGCTCAACACGGACGAGCTGGATTGCGCGGCCGTGCTGGACGCGGCTCCCCACATCCTGGCACATATATGCCGGCTGGCGATAAAGAACGGAAGTCCTCTCGAACTCGATGAAGCGACGGTGGTGAAATACGGCTTCACCCCCGAAGACATCGCGCTGCTGCAAGAGAGGATTGCCGACACGAACGCCCGCCTGTTCAGGGAGTTCAACGCGGAATACGAGTACCTGAGAAAAATCGTGAAACGTTAGCCATGCGCAGAACAAGGCAACCTGCCCGTATGTCCGGGAAACGGCGGCATGGGGAGCCCTGACATTCCATCCGATGTTTTGTATAAAGTTTTGCCAAGCGGCGGCAATCTTGCAGGAAAGTTTACAAAACAGTTCATCACGCCATAAAAGCGGCAAGGCCGTGCGGATTTATTTCTTTCCGAACCGTGCCCTATCAAAAAAAATGCTTATTTTCACGCGCTTGATTTGGTATTGCTATTTTTATGACAGAGGTTATGGACTACGAATCGGTCATCACAAGAATATATGAAGAGTTAAAACCCCTTTGGGGAGAGGGGAAAGTGGCGGATTATATCCCGGCGCTTTCCGAAGTGAATCCGCGCCGGTACGGTATCGCCGTCGAAACGCTGGACGGGCATTCCTGCTCCGTGGGCGATGCCGGGGAGTGCTTCTCCATACAGAGTATTTCCAAGGTCTTTTCCTTGGCGATGGTGACACGCCGTATGGGCGACCGTATCTGGGAGGCTGTCGGTCGTGAACCGTCGGGCAACCCTTTCAACTCGCTGGTGCAGCTGGAATATGAACACGGCGTTCCCCGCAACCCCTTCATCAACGCCGGCGCGCTGGTGGTGACGGACCGGCTGATGAGTCTCTATGAGCACCCGAAGAGCGCCATTCTGGATTTCGTGCGGGGGCTTTGCGGCAACGAGGACATTCATTACGACACGACAATAGCCCGCTCGGAGCGCGAGCACGCCGAACGGAATCTGGCGCTATGCCATCTGATGAAGAGCTTCGGAAACATCGAGAACGACGTGGAGGCAGTAATCGATGTCTATTGTCATCAATGCGCCCTCTCCATGAACTGCCGCGACCTGTCACGCGCGTTCCTGTTTCTGGCCAACCGGGGGTTGAACCCCCAGACACGGGAACAGGTGCTTACCACCAGCCAGGCCAAACGTCTGGGCGCCCTGATGCTGACGTGCGGCTTTTACGACGAGTCGGGCGATTTCGCCTTCCGTGCCGGATTGCCCGGCAAAAGCGGTGTGGGCGGCGGCGTGGCGGCCTATATCCCCGGCCGTCTGGCCATCACCGTCTGGAGCCCGGAACTGAACCGTCACGGCAACTCCCTGATCGGCATGGCCACGCTGGAACATTTCACGACAGACATCGGGATCTCTGTCTTTTAAGAGACGTCCCGGCAAACCTCACGACCGGAGAATCCTGTCACCGAGCACCGTACATATCATTTCCGCCACTTTCCCGTCATCCCCGGCCGAATTGTCAAGCAGCAGATGATAGTGATGGCGTCCGCCCCATTCCTGTCCCGTGTAGTGCATGCAATGCTCCCGTCGTTCCTGGTCGGTGCGTTTGAGCGCGTCTTCCGCACGATCCCCTTCCACGCCGTATTCCGAAACGATACGTTTCACGCGTGCCGTCTCACCGGCATAGATGAAGATATGCAGCGAGTTCGGACGCTCTTCCAGCACGAAATTGGCAAGCCGCCCCACGATGACGCACGGCTCCCTGCGGGCAATGTCGCGTATCACCCTGCACTGCGCGCGGAACACGGCGGTCTGCACGGGGTCGTCGTACATCAGCCGACTGCTCACGGTCTGTTCGCTCTCCTTGACCGTTTCCTCACTCAGCCCGCTTTTCCGGGCAGTCAGCGCGATGATTTCCTTATCGTAGAACTTCACGCCCAACCGCTTTGCCAGCAACTCCCCGACGCGGTGGCCGCTGCTGCCGTATTCACGCGAAATGGTGATGACAAGCGGCAGGGATTCTCCGCCGGAGGGGGCGGTATCCCTTTCTTCCCCGGGGCTTTGTGCCCTGCGGCGGTTCTGCGGGTTGAACGACGAGGCGTGACGCCGTCCGAATACATAATAGTAGCCCCACGACAGCAGGCACGGCACAATCATCCAGAGGAACATGGCGTCGTAACCCAGCCATTTCACCAGCACTCCGGCAAGGAATCCGCCCAGTGCGATACCGAAGTCGAAGGCCACGAAGAACGTGGAGCTCGCCGCACCGCGCCGTTCGGGAGCCACGGCGTGCATAGCCATCGTCTGCAGGGAGGGCTGTATGGCTCCGAAGCTGTACCCCAGCAGGACCGCTGACAGCAAGTAGCAAGGCACGTTATGGGCGAATACCAACAACAGGATGCCCGCCGCAATGGCCGCATTGCCGGAATAGACCAGCCGCGCCTCGCCGTACCTGTCGATGGCACGGCCCAGCAGGATACGGGTGGCTACGGTCGCCAGCGCGATGAAGATGAAGTAGATTCCGCCACCGGGCAGATGGCAGGAGGCGGCATAGATGGCCACATATACCTCTATCACGCCATAGGCCATCATGAAGAAGAACTGCGTGATGGCTGCCGGAGCGGACATCGGCTCGAACAGTTCGCTCAAGCGCAGCGGTGCCGTGGACATCGTGTAGTTGCGCGAGCGTATGCCGATGCCCGTCAGCAGTGCCGCCAGCGCCACCAGCGCGGCCACGGCGAAGAGCGGACGGAAGCCCCAGGCGTTCATCACCGCCAGTCCCAATGCCGGTGCCACGGCGGTGCTGATGGCCATCGAGAGGCCGTACATCCCCAGCCCTTCGCCCATGCGTCCGTGCGGGATGATGTCCGTCACCCATGTGGAGGAGGCGTTGCTCGACGCCGCGTGGAACACGCCGTGCGCCGTGCGCAGCACGACGGCCATTGCGATGCCTGCCGAAACGAAATAGCCCATCGGGATAAGCGTCATACCTACAAGCCCCAGCACCAGTATCGTACATCGTCCGCGCGTATCGATAAGCCATCCCACGAACGGCCGCGATACGATGGAGGCGACGCTGAACAGCGCCGTGGCCAGTCCGATAGTTACCGCATCACCGCCAAGATAGGTGACGAAGAAGGGGAACGTGGGCAGCAGGGCATGGAAATTCACGAAAATAAAAAGGTTCACCAGACAGATCCTGATGAAGGAGCCTGTCCATAATTTGTTCGGTAGTGTTGTTTCTTCCATATTTCTCGATTTTAATTCCGGGTACAAAAAATGCCCGTCAGGTAAACCAACTGGATTTACGTGACGGGCACCACTCGTTGCTCTTAAACGTATGCAAAGATACAAATAAGCGGGAGCAAAAGCAAATTTATTTGAATTTTGCCGTGCGTGAGTATCTTCGACGCCGTCAAAGATACACATTCTTTTTCAACGGACAATGCTGCGGAAAGCAAAACTTGTCCGGCAGTTCCACATCGAAACCGCCCCTTTGCATCCGCATTTTCCCGGTTTCGGGCAGGGAGCTTCCGTTACTTCGCGATCTCGCACATGAGCACTCCCTTGCCCGTCACGTCGGCTTTCGACACGGTGACGGATTTGCCGGTGTAGGTCTTCACCACGGAGGTTCCGGCCGAGTTCCAAAGCTTCCACGTGTAGGTGTAGGACGTTCCCGCCGCGTCCAGCTCTTCGCCGCCGCGGTAGAGCACGGCCCTGACGTCGACATCGTTGCCGTTATTCTTGATGGTGAACCCCTGCTGGCTTACCAGATCGACCGTGACGGGGTCGGACATGTCCGTGAAGGAGATGATGTCGCAGACCACCTTGTTCGCCGAGGCGTTGCCCGCCGAGGTGTCGGTATCCTTGATGGCGCACTTGAAGGTCTCGAAATTCAGCACCGCATCCGCCGTGATGGTGATCTCGTTGGTCGTCCAGCCGGCGGTCACGCCCCGCGGGTTGGCGGAGGTCAGGCAGGCCCAGCCCGCCCCGAGCATCGGGTTGTAGTACGGGCAGGAGACGGCCGCCCCGGATGCCGCCGCGGCGCTCAGGGCCGAGGTCAGGGTCACGACCTTCGTCGAAGCGTTGACCGACGATATGGTATACTGTACCGATCCGATGGCGATCTTCCCTCCGGCCTCCATGTTGGTGACCGAGGCGACCGTGACAGTCGTGGCACCCGCTGCCGCGGCAGCCGTCAACGTCGTGCCGGCGAATACTGCCGAATCCTTGATACCCCACGCATAGGTGACGTTGGTCGTGTCGATGGAGGCCCCGCGCCACAAATCGCAGTGCGCCTTGAGCGTCGCTACCTCGTCGTTCTTGAAAACCACTCCGTCAGGGGCATACGCCACGGCCACGATGGTCGCCCCCGCGTTCAAGTGCTGGGTGAACTGGATATCCGCGCGGAAAGGGATTTCCAGACCGTTGGCATCGATATAGACGGCCTCGAACGTGTAGCGCACCTGCGGGGCCGAAACGGTCATGTGGTTGGCCTTGACGGTCAGGGCGTACTTCGCTGAAGCCGCCCCGATGGTGCAGCTGTCCTGTCCCGACGTGATGGCCACCCCGTCCTTGTACCATTTGGCCGACCCGTTTTTCACGCCGGCCGTGAGTGTCGAGGCATTGCCAATGGAGGTGATCCGGTCGGTCGTGGCGTTGCCGCTCACGAAAAGCGAGGGTGTCAGGACGAGATACGGCGATGCCGCCCACGAGGGGGCGTAGGCGTTCGTGTCCTTGTTGAATACTTGCGTGAGCGGCTGCGACGAGCCGATGAATGCCTGCAGGGATACGGCATCGTTCTGGTCGATGATGGTTACCTGCCCGCGAGCTACTTTTACTGCCATTTTTCTATTCTGTTATTGTTGTTAGTTCCACCTCGCAATCAAAAACGGCCCTGCGCCACACGTCCTCCCCGCTGATCTCCAGTTCCCGCCCGTAACGGGATGCCGAGTTCCAGACCGCGTCACCCGCACTGTCCCCGCTGGTACGCCTCCAGCGGAAATTCCCGTCGGGAATGCGCGAGGTAATCTCCTCGCCGCCGTGGTAGACACGGGCTGCAAGGACGGTCGAGACAAGGCCGTTACGGAACACCGTGCCGTTTTTCGATTCTATATACACAGTATAGGATGCTTCCCCGTCATAAAGTTTGAGAACGGTGTGGGTCGCCGCGTATTCCGTGCCGTCGGACGCTGTCGCCGTGTAGCGCAGCGTGAGCAGCTCACGCCCTTCCCAGCCGTGGAAAGAAGGCAGGAGACGGAACAGTGCCGAGCGGTTCCCTGCTTCCTTCCACTGTCCGTCGGCGGCCAGATACTCCCAGAGGCGGCCCTGCGGCTCGAAGTTGTATTCCGTGGCGATGATGTCGATGCCAGCGGGCTCCGCCTCTTCCGTCCACACGCCGGCATAGTGAAAGGCCGTGCCGCCGGTCAGCGACACGGAACGGGGTTTGAGCTCCTGTTTCACCTCCTCGTCAAGATTCTCCCAACGGATCGTCACGTCCCGGAGTTCGATGCTCTCCTTGTTCCATTTGAAACGTCCCGAGGCGAAATGCCCCGTGCCGTCGGGATTGATGACGAAGGAGTCGTCTCGTGAACTGATGGAGCCGTCCCCGTTCAGCCGGAGCAGCGGGTGCTGGATGGTACCGCCGATACCGCCCTTCGAGAACCACGCGCCGTAATCCTCCGTGTAGGAGAGCACCCCGTCCGTAGCCTGATAGGGCGTCGCCGTCCGTCCGGCTTCCAGCTGCGGCGCCGTCAGCAGGAGCGGCACTGGCGTCGTGATCCCCAGCGTCATCGCCGGCGCCTCGGAATCCCGCACGGGAAAGGCGACCCTGTAACGGCGCCATTCACCGGTGACGGAAACGGCGATCTCCCCGACAAGGTGCTCGTCCTGATAGAGCCGGACGGTTCCCGCCTCTTCGGACTTTATCCAGAGGGAGAAACAATAGTAGCGGCCAATGCGGGCTTTGCGCCAGTCGGCGCTCTGTAACGTCAGCCGGCTGTCCGCCGCCACCCGCACGCTCCGTCCGATTCCCACGGGCGTCTCGGCTCCGGCCTCCGTAGCTTCGCTGAAGGCGCAGGACAGGCTGTCCGGGATGACGTTCTTGTGGATCTTGCCCACGTAGAAGGTCGAGGAGAAACCGTTCTCGTCCCCGGCGGTCAGCGTGCCGGCGATATTGACGTTACGTGTGGCATAGAGGTTCTGGAAATAGGCCCCGTACCCATCCAGCACACCGAAAACGGGATCGACGATGCCTGACACCTTGCCGACACGGGCTTTCGTCGCCTCCGCATGGGCCGAGAGCGACGAGAGGCGGATGATGTTCAGGTCGGCCACCTCGCACCAGTCGCCCTCCGCCGTCAGATGGCCGGAGAGGTCCACCAGCAGGCTGCGGACGTATTGCTCCGGATATTCGACGGTCAGCACCCACAGCCTGTATTCCCACGCGGTCGTCATGTCGGCCGTGTCTTCGGCATCCCTCTTTTCCCCGTTCGTGTACCCGAAAGAGAGGGGGACGCCCGTCAGATTCTTCGATGCCCGCGCCTTGAAGGAGACAAGCAGCCGTTCGGGGTGTTCGACGCTCTCCTCGAGGGTCTGTTTCAACCCGAACGCCGTGCCGTCGGAGGGCCGTGCCGTGCGTGTCAGGCGGACGATACGCGAGGCTTCCGGCTCCGAAGTCCTATACTCCTCCTCAAGGCAATCCCCCAGAACCGTGTATTTGGACTTGTCGGGGACGTCCGCCATGCCTCCCGCCATCTCGGGATAGCAGAGCGAGCGCTCCCTGGCCATGCCGTCGATGACGTCCATGTAGGGGGCTTCGTCGTCCGAGGCCGTCAGGTAAAGGGCCCCGCTGCGGGAATTGTCGAAGAGGTTGGTGACGCGCACGAAATCCAGCAGCTCGCCGTTCTGCGGAGCGTCGCCATCCAGCAGCGCCCCGATAAAGTAGGGAGCCTCCTTGTCGCCGACGGTTTCCACGCCCGTTTCCAGAACGGCCATCAGGGAGTAGACGGCGTGGTCGCGCCCGGCGTATTGACGGCGGACGATGTCCCCGGCCCGCAAGCCCTGTGTCTTGCCGGAGTCGGGGTCGATGCGGATCTTGTATTTCGAGTAGCGGAATACGGCCATGGCGTCATAATTTTTCTACGGTATCGCCCGAGCAGCTGTCGCTTACCCAGAGCGAGCCGTTCGTGGCGGAAATCTTCATCACCTCGAACTCGTAGGCGCGGAACTTGCGGCGTGCCACGACTTCGTCGAAGGTGGCGGTGACATTTCCCGTCGTGCGGTTCGTCCGCACGGCCCAGCCGCTTCCGGCAAAGCCCGAGGAGAAGAACTCGGAGGAGAGCGAACCCGTGAACAGGCTGTCGCCGTGGTGTTTGATGCCCCCGCCGACGGCTTGCAGGCGTATCTCCTCCGTAAAGTATAGCGTTCCGTCCGTCAAACGGGTCGCGGAACCGTCGATGCCGATGTGTCCGGCAGTTTCCAGAGGCACATCGACCGTCACGAAATCCGCGTCGGTGGACAGGAAGAATGACTCGGTTCTGCGGTTCTGCGGCGCGTAATGGCCGGTCGATGCGCGGTGCCCTGCAAGGGTCGTGTGCGGTACGGTCGTCCGTGTGCCCTCTTCGACGTATTCCACGGTCGAGGTCAGCGACAGGGATTCCTTGTCGCCCGTGATCAGGAACCCGTCGGCACTGCCCATACGCAGCCTTTTGTGGATGATGATTCCCTCGTCCGTGGAGTCCGCCCGGTAAGAGGAGAGCAGTTCCGCCCCGTAGTCGTGGCGCACGGTCAGCGAACCGGGGAAGCTGGCATGGCCGTAGGGCGATACGAGCAAGTATTCTCCGTCGATATCCGAAAGGCCGGAGAAAAGCCGGATTTTCGGGGTGTCGTCACTGCCCAAAAGCAGGTCGCCGCCGATACTGCCCAGCCGGATTCTGTTCCCCGCCTGCCGGATCAGGACATCCTTCCCGCCGATACGGATACCGAACCCCTCGCCGAACGAGAGGTAGCCGCCCAGCGTCGCGTCCTCCCCGGAGAAGGAGAGCAGCGTTTTCCCGCCATCGCCCAACCGCACGCCGTGCAATGCGGACAAGGCGCCGCTGAGCGCTGTCTCTCCGACAACGGTGAGGTCGCCCTGCACCTCCCCGTCGTGCATGGTCCAGTCCACCGTAGGAAGGTTCGCGTTACCCCGGTGGTAGACGTCGTGCCCCGCGACCTGCAACAGCACGGGAGAGATGAAAACGCCGCTCTCCCGCTCTCCGAACGTCCACGCCCCGAAAGAGCGGACCATCCCGGCAGCAATGTCGAGATGTGCCGCGTCGAGCGTGGCGACGGATGTGCCGTCGTAGCGCAGTACCTGCCTGCCACCGAGATAAAGGGCATTCCCGCCGAGGCGCAGGCTGCCGGTGATGCGCACGCCGTGCTCCACACCGGTCACGACACCTGCCGCGTCGGTCTTCTCTTCCGAGTAGGTTTCCAGAACGCGGGTATTGCCCATGCCCGCCTCGAAGCCGTAGTCGGCACGCAACATTCCGGTCATGTCCCCGCCGGACTTCTTGAGGTAATCCAGCAGCAGGCCGCCTTCGCCGCTGCCGCCTTCACCCGCCACGGCACCGGCGATGGCCGAGGCAAAGCCGTACGCGGTGTTCTTCAGGCGGATGCTCGTATCGTCGCCTTCTTCCACGCCGTAAGGGTGTTCGTCGTCCTTTTTCTGCTGGGCGTTGAAGAAATTATGGTACAGCTGCGCGTATATGGAATAACATAGGTTTCCCTTGTCAAGGTTATCTATATCGGGATGGAGTTCTATACTCATTTCGTGTAACTGGTCTTGGAGAGGAATTTCTGGATACGTGAGGTCAGTGAGGTGAAGTTCGGGATGTTGATCGGCGCCATCGTCCCCATCAGCGTCGGCGTCATGATTTTCGAGCACTCGGTCAGGAAGTCCAACATCAGCTGCGCGAGCTCGTTGCCCAGTACCAACGGTTCGGTGGCGTTCTCATCCCCGAGCGTCACCTTGCCGTCACTGACCGCAACCGATGTCGAGTTCACCTTCTGGACTACCTTGTTCGCCGTCTGGCTGACCTCGGATTTATCGACCGTCTGGGTGATGCTCTCCGCGTCGATGACCGTCATCGACTCCTTGTCCTTGTCGTTCCTGACAGTCGTAGTTACGGAGGTTGCCGTGTAGCGGGTGGAGGTCTCGTTACCCGTGGGTTCCAACTCGTCATAGTCCGGGCCGTTCTCGTCCGAAGGGTCTATCTCTTCCCTCTCCGTGACGCCGATACTCGTTTCCGTGCGGGAATTGAGCCGGATGATGTCCACGTGGGAGAAGTTCACCACGTAGGCGTAGCGTGTGGCGGCATCCATGAAGATCGTCACATCGGAGAACAGCGTGGGGACGAGCAGGAAACCGCCTCCGTTTTCGGTGGCGGCCGTGAGCAGCACGCCCTTGTGGATGACAGGTTCCGGCGAGGCGGTCTCGTCGGGATATTCGCCCACGTCGACGGTGCCGCCGTACTCCGCGAACTCCTCGTCCGAGGGGTCGTCGTGGATCTTGGCCACATAGCCGTGGACCATCCTCGCCGTGCCGACGCCCGACATGCCGCCGGGGGCCATCGCGACACGTTCCATGCTCCGACCGAGGGCGATCTTGCGGATGGCCTCGCGGATAAGCAGCCGGTTCGATTCGTCTGATAACATACAATCCTTTTTTCAAAAGAATAGGCCATATATTGATTTATGGTTCTAGTCCGGGATTCCCGTGATGAAATCACATAACGCCGTTTTATGTTAATTATGTGTCATTTGCCGGCTCTTACATGAACCTTTTGCCCGAAATATCCTAACTTTGCAGACAGAAAAACGGTAAGAATGCATATGAGAAGTCTGTTTATCATGGCGGCGGTTGCGGCAATGACGCTTGCCGCCTGCAAAGGGAGGGGAACGAACCCCGCGGACAAGGCGGCGGATACGACCGCGATCATCCATGACAAGGCAATCACGGGACAATGGTATATAAGGACTGTCGTGTTGAACGACTCCCTGTACGCCCGTCCGTCAGAGATAACTCCCGGTGTGCGGCAGTATATCACGTTCAATGAAGACAGTACTGTCAATATCAAGACGAACTGCAACGGGATGGGAGGACGCTACACGATAAAGGGCGATTCGCTCACGATAAGCGGCCTTTGCTGGACAGAGATGGCTTGTAAAAACATGGATGTGGAGAAACTGTTGCGAAGAATCCTTCCGGAAATCCGTACCTGTGAAATAGAGAATGACTCCATCCTGCGGCTCAACACCACCGCTTCCGGTGAATACGTCCTGCTGCGCAAGGCCATGGAGAAAAAATAAAAAGCCTCAAAAGAAGAGACACAACCGCCCTCTCGGGGATAGAAAATTCCTCGTTCTTCATTTGTCCGGGGCCATTTTGTCTATCACGATTTCAACGCCCGGGACTAATTCCCGCCGAACTTTATCCGGTAGGGGATGCTCAGTTTCTGCCTGTACCCTCCGATGCCGAACGTCGTTGTCACCTCCTCGACGAGGTAGACGCCGTTTTTCGAGGGATTGCGGTTATCCACCAGCTCCACCTGCACGGCGGGCTGTAGCCCGAAATCCCCGAAAATGGAGACACTGCCCGTGATGCCGTTCAGGTTGTAGTTGCGGAAATACTCCGTCGTCTCCTCCACGAGCCGGTCGGAGGTGATGCCGATGTGCGGCGACATGTACGGCACGATGGTATACGTCGATAAATCCACTTTCGTCTTCGTCGCGGCGCCCTTGGCCGTCGTGTTGCCCGTGACCTTGTGCGTCTTTTTGGAGATCTGCGTGGCGTTCACCGTCTGGTACTGCCTGCTGCCGGCAACCGTCGGGTCGTACTCGGGGTTCAGGCGGACGGTCACCTCGAAGAATTTCTCGTCGGTGCCGAGTGCCTTGCCCGTGACGGCGAGGAATTTCGGGTCGGTCTTCACGACTTTCAGGTCGCTCTGCGCCACGTGCTCGTTGAACAGGATTTTGAACGGACCCGTCGATTCGTCCTCGGGGAAGAGCGGCTGCGCCTTGCTCGACGAGTACGGGCGTCCCACGGCAATGGACGGCATCGCTCCGTCGTCCTCGGCATCGTATTTCAGGAAGCAGTAGACCTTGTATTTCGACCACTCGGAGAGGATGTCGGCCACGGTGAAATTGTCCGTCACCTTGACCTTGCCGATATGTATCTCGCACTTCTTCGTGTCGGAGTGAATCTTGAACCCCGTATCTTTCAGGATGTTGTATTTCCCTTCCAGCACCTCGTTCACGGTCGTGCCCTTTGCGGGGGTCTCGAAATGCGGCGCTGTTTTGAGCTTGAGCTTGTAGGCCATGTTCTCGCATAGTATCTCCAGCATGCTCTCCGAGTTGTAGCCGGTGATGTATCCGTCGAACATATTCTTTAATATGCCGTTGTATCCCAGCTTGATGTTGATGCGCTGGCCGACCTTGAAGACCGTCCCGTCGACCACACGCTGGGTCGTGCGTTTCTCGATGACGACCCCGTCCTGCATGACCTCGGCCGTCAGGCGCGAGGCATCCCTGCCTTCCAGCGTCACGGCCCCGATGATGGTGGAACGGCACACCGTCCCTTTCGGGAAGGAGACCTTCGCCGTGCCGATGAGTTTCTTGTAGCTCTCGTTGATCTCAAGGGTGTGTACTTCCGTGATCTCCACGCCGTCCGTAATCCTCATGGGATTCGACGGGTCGGCATTGCCGATGGTAATCCTACAACAAAGCACGTCCATCATAGCCATGTGAATTTCAACAGCGACGCCGGGTCGACGACCTCGGTTCCGAACTTCACCCACTTGATCCATTTGTTGGTATGCTTGATGGCCGTGTCGACGACCTCCGCTTCGGCGAGTTTCAGCTCCACGGCCTCCGAGGGCTCTACTGCAACGCACGTGAGCGAATAAGGCTGCACGTTGCGGCAATCCGTGGGCTGGAAGGAGTAGCTCTGGATGATGAGCCGCGTGATGTTGAACTGCCTCAGCACCGTGTTGTTGCACTCGATGACGCCCTTGTACTGCACCAGTTTGATGAATTTCGACACCTCGGCTTCGGGATACACGTCCGGGTATTTGGAGGTGATCCTGCCGTTTATCGTAATCTCCAAATCACCGCCCGAGATGAACTCCTTGCGGGTGTAGTCGCGCCCCTGCACCTGCGTGAGCAGGATGTTGTTGCGGCTCGACACCTGCACCTGTGGTCCCAAATCGACGAACGTCACAAGACCGTACTTGCTGTTGGGCTCCGCCTTGCCCTCCCTGTTGTCGTAGTATTTGCCCTCCTTGGGAATGGAGAGCTCCAGATAGTCTGCGACAGTGCGGCCGACGATAGTATCAGTATAATTCTTCTTTTGGGCCACGGCCTGCTGCTCGCTGATAAGCTGGTAGTATTGCCCCGTCTTGTTGGCGAGGCTGGACTGCGACTGCGTTTCGAGGTATTTGTCCCGGACGCGCTGCTCCCAGTACTTCAGGTAGCGGGGATAGGAGCGCAACAGCCCGTAGGCCGTCTGCGAGGCGGCCTGTATGGCGGCGCGTTTCAGCAGGTCGTGGTGCTTGGAGAAGTAGTGCACCTGCCCGTCCTGCAATTCCGCCAGCCCCATGCCGAGGGCCCGGCGCGTGGCGTCGCTGATGTACCCGCCAAGCGAACCGTGGTTGAGTATGCCGCCGCTCAAAAGGGTCGATGCCGTTATTTTCAGTAATCGTGACATGGTCGTTATGCGTTCCACGAGGCGTCGAAGTCGTGCACGACATCGATCAGCGCCTCGGCGAGTTGTTGTTTCAGGTTCTGTATCTCTTCACGCTGGCCCTCTTCGGATTTCATCAGGTCGATGGTCCGGACGCTGAGCAGGCTGTCGATGTTGACGATCACCTGCTTGGGAGCCGCCGAGGAGAGCCGGCCCGTGCCGGAATAGTTGCCGCCCGCACCCCCGTCGTCCAGATGGGAGTTGGTTATCGGGTTGGTGGCGAACGGGCGGGTGTCGTTGGAGTCCGGCTCGTTGCTGTACTGGTCGGGGGTGAAGCCCGCCACGCGCAGGATGTTCTCGGCGGCTTCTGCCGAGCCTCCGAATGTTTGACGCAGCGACGAGAAGAACTTCACCAGGGCGTTATGGGCCAGCTTGCGGCCTGCGATGCTGTCCACCCGCTGCGCGTCGGTGGCGTCCCTGCCCAGCGCCTGCTGCACCCAACGGCCGTCCTTGTCCAGGGAGAAACCCCACCCGGCGAGCTGCTTGAAGTCGAAGCCGCCCTTGCGCATCATCTCCAGCGCCTTCGCGGGACTGGAGATGGCGTCCCGGTAAAGCGTCGCCGCGCGGATGATCTCCGGGACGGTCGTCTCGTTCATGTAACGGGCGTAGTCGTAGGTCTGCGCGGCCACGGCCTCCGGCTTCTCACCGATATCCCGGTTGTAAATGACCTTTCCGCCCACCATGTGCCACAGGTTCCTGTCCAGGTCCTTGTCCTGCTGCCCGAACTTCTCCCGGACGGTTTTCAGGAAGGCGTCCACCTCCAGCACGGTTCCCAGCTTCCCGAACTCGGCATAGGCGGCGTTGATGCGCGTCTGGCTGTCCCGTTCGGCCAGCGTGAGAAGGGCTGCCCGGATATCGTCCTGTCTGGCGTCCTCCTGCGTATAGCTCGGGGGCACATAGAAGCCGGTGCGCGCTGCGTGGATGTTGGCCGCGCCTTCGGCAAGGGAGGCGGTCCACCAGCTGCCGGTGAAAGCCCCGATCTTGTGCCCCGACGCCTCCTCGATGGTCTTCCCGGCGACGACCTCGTCCACGGCACGTTTGGCTTTCAGGGCCATGTCGTAAGTCTCGCGGAGCGAGGCATGGAGGGCCTCGATGGAGGGGTACCGGTACTTGCGGTTCTGCGCGATCTCTTCCAGCACGGCGTCTTTCGCCTCCTTGACCTTCCAGGTCTTGTAGGCCACCCATCCCAGGGCGCCTACCAGTGCCGCGATGCCCGCCGTGGCGGCCACGGCACCCGTGCTGATGGCGCTGAGCGAGGCCGCTGCGCCCGTCAGGCCGCTGCCGGTCGCCACCTGCGTGGCGAAGAGAGAGCGGAGGACGCTTTTGGCGCCGATGCTCCCGCTGCCGGCAAGCAATGCCCGGGTCTTCGCCCCGCGTCCCGCGACCCCCGCCGCCTGCATCGTGGAGACGATGGCGCGTTTCTGCGCGAAGGAGAGGCTCCCGCGTCCCAGTCCCACCAGTCCCTGCACGGCCTCTATCGTCCCGGCCGCAGCGGACTGTTTACCGATGAAACCCACGGCGATACCGATGTTGGTCAGGGCGCCGGCGACCTTGAAGAGTCGGGTGGCGACGACCCCGGTGAAAAGTACCGGTTCTATCCAGCGGAAGTTGCGCGTGACCCACGCCCCGATGTTGCCGATAACCGTGAAGACGTCGAGCAGGGCGTTGCCGATGGCGACCAGTCCCCGCGTGAACTCCGGGGCCTTGAACTTCTCGAGCAGGGTACGCAGCACGCCGCGGATGGACGGCTCGAGGATCTGGTACGCCTGCATGAAACCTTCGGTGAGCTGCGAGGTGACCTGTGCCCAGAGTCCTTTGGTCGTGTTCTGCTTGACGAGCGCCAGCTCCGAGGAGATGCCCTGCGAGCCACGGTTATGGACGGTTAGGGAGCGCAGCTGCTCGTAGTTGCGCACGAACATCATGGCGGCGTTGCCGCCGATCTTGCCGAAGATGGCCTGCATGTCGGCCATCGACGCCCCCTTGCGGTTCAGCTCCTCGAAGATGTCGGCCAGGGGCCGCAGCCTCTCGACCATGACGCCCTCGATATCGCGCATCTCGGTAAATTTCACGCCCAGGCGGTCGAGCACCTTCTGGGCCTCCTTGGTCGGCTTGGCGAAGCGCGTGGCCATGGCACGCAGCGACGTGCCGGCCAGCGTGCCTTTCAGTCCCATGTTACCCAGAAGGCCGATGGCGGCGGTAGACTCCGTGAAGTCCACGCCCGCCGTGCGCAGGTAACCGGCGGCCATCTTGTAGGATTCGGCCACCTCGACGATATTGACGTTCGAGCGCGAGATGGTCGAGGCGATGATGTCCGCCACGCTGTCCATGCTGTCGTTGTTGATGTCGTAGCCCGCCATGATGTTGGTCGCAAGGTCGGCGATGTAGCTGACGTCGTTGTCGCCGATGAGCGCGAGGTTCGTGATCGGACGGATGGACTTGTGGATGGTCTCGATGTCCATGCCCGCCATCGAGAGGTACTTCACGGCCCCGGCAATCTCCACGGCGGTGAACTTCGTGTCGATGCCGATCTTGCGGACGTGCCGCGCCATCTCGTCGAAACGTCTCTCGAAGGTCTTCAGGTCGGTATCGGCGACACGCAGGATGGAGTGTGCCGACTCCATGATGTTGGAGTACTCGACGGCTTTCTCCAGCTCCGAGCGCACGAGGCTGTATCCCATGTAGGCGTTGAGCATCGAGGCGAGAGGCAGGTTCCTCAGAGAGGGCGCCTTCGAGTACTGGATGCGGTTGATGGCCGCGCGTCGCTTGCTGCGGTAGAGTGTCCCCGCCGCGGTCTCCTGCCGCTGCATCAGCCGCAGGGACTGCACGGCATTCCGCCGTTCCCTCCGGGTGGCTTCCTGCTCGGCGCGTTTCCGCTCCGCCAGCTCGGCCCTGCTCCTTCTCTCCTCGGCACGGCGCAACTCTGCCGCTTCCTTTCTCGCGGCGGCCTCCGCTTTCTTGCGGACACGTTCCGCCTCCCGCGCGGCGTTCTTGCGTTGCCGCTCCTCTTTCTTTGCCGTGTCGAGGATTGTTCTCCGGCGCTGTTGTGCCTCGTAACGCTCTTCCTCTTGAGCCATGCGCTGCCGGTGCATCTGTTGGTCGGAGTAGAGTTTCTCCATCAGTTTCTGCCGCGATTTCTCAGGCAGGACGAAGGGCTGCGGGGCGAACGGCACGGGAGTATCCGGCATGTACGCGAACGGTGTCCCGGCGGCACCCGGGGCGGAAAGGCCGCCCCGGATATTCAGGGTGAACGTGGAAGCGTTCTTGAGCCGCCCGAGCTGTGAGAGGATGTTTTGCAGGCGTTTTTCGGCCACGTCGGTCCTGATGTCGAGTTCCCGACCCCGCGTAACCGCGACCAGTGCCGAGTTGATTTTCCCGATGGACTTGGTGATGCGCTTCTGCGCCTCGGTCATCGTCGTAACGGACGAGGCGGCGTTCTTCTCGATGTCCGCCTTGCGCAGCTCGGCGGCTTTCTTCTCGTAAAGGCTCTTGGCGTTGGCCTTGATTCGCTTCGTGTCGAGCGCCTGCCCGGCGTTGATGGTCAGGGTGATACCTTTGGAAAGCTCCGCGATTTCAGCCAGAAGGGTCTTGACACGTCCCAGCTTTTCCTCGCTTTTTTGCGTGTCAATAGTCAGGCGGTAGTCGAAATTACGCTTCTTGCCGTTCTTGGTGCGGAACACGCGGTCTATCTCGTCCATCATGTTCTTGATGTTCGTGACCGCCGGCGTCAGCGAGGCCTTGGCCTGCACCAGCTTACCCACGGCTTCGCCGAACGCGATGACCTGCCGGGTGCCTTGCGAGGCATCGACGTTGATGGTGTAATTAACCTGATAATTCTGTTCCTGGGCCATGTCAGTGGGTGTTTCCGCTATAAAAGATTAGTGCCGCGAAACGGATCGGGATTAAAGGCCGCCGCCGCAAGTCTTGCGGGCTTGCGGCGGTTAGCGGGGGGTTCTCTCCGGCAGGGAGACCGGTAGCGGCATACGGGTAGCGAGCATCTGCTCGTGCAGCCACAGGGCATCTTCCGAGAGCATGGCGAACTCCTCGTCCGTAACGGTGTCGAGGTCCACCCCGGGGAAGTAGTGGCGCACGTAGATCATCCGCTGGCGGATGCGCTGCTCGTCCGTGACGCGCCACCGGTCTATAAGTTTACCAATAGGCTCTGGCGCGTGGTGATAAGCTCGGAGAGTTGCCCCATCAGGCCGAAGAGGAACAACGACTCGTTATCCACGAGCTCCCTGTCCCCGTCGAGGAAGCAGTCACGGGCAAGCGTCCGCATGGCCATCACCTCGTCCTTCTTCGAGGCGGCCATGAACTTCGAGAACTGCGGGAAGGTGGGCTCGCCCATGTAGGCCACGTACACCTCCTTCTCGCCGCAGTCGGTCTCGCCGAAGACCACCATCGGGTAGATTTTCCGCAGTTTCTTCTCCTCCTTGAGTTTCAGGGCCTTCTCTTTGATTTCAGACTCCTGTTTCAGCGTGAGCATCTTTTCATCCATATCGATATCGGTTTTTGATTCATGAAAAGTATAGGAACCCATGCCCGCAGAAGGTTGAAAAAAACGGATGATTCCCTTGCCGATATTATGCGTAAGCGTCCCCTCGCTGTCATGACTGCGTAAGGACTGTCACTGGGATGTCACTACAACTACTGACATACTACTGACGGACACTATGCTGTCTCTACCATGTCACTAACGCTAATGACATACTGATGACAAGGCTGATAATACCCAAAACATGCAATTTACCGGATGCTTACCTTCCAAGAGCATGTCGGGACAAAAACAAAGAGCCGGCCTGCATGATGCAGAACCGGCTTCCGTTCGTTTGCTTCGGACCTTTGTCCGTGCTATGTCATACTATTCAGGTATGACTTCCCATGCCGTTTTCCCCTCGTAGGTAGTCTCTACAGACTTGTAACCCGGAGCGACAAACGTGTCGCCTTCTTCTCCCGTGTTATCCCCCGTAGCAGGATTGTAGTTGACGAAAATACCGCCGTAAATCTGCACGGTGCAGTTGCTACGGTAGTCATCATTTATATTGATAACCGGATACCATCCGTTCAGGTTGCCTTCCGTTTCGAACACGCCACCGTAAATATACAGTTTCGGCTTATAGCTAGTTCTTTGGGGATGTAGGTAGATACAGGAGTTCGCAGAACCATCGGCGGCCAGACCTACTTTGAAGTGGCCTCCCTTGATGGTCGTGGTGCCATTCGCGATATAGACAGCAAAATTGGCATCTTTAGACTCTTTGCCGCCATCAACAGTAACGTCTCCCTCAATTACCAGATTGGGACTGGATGTCCATATTGCAGCAGTGTTATGTGTGGAGTTTGTCGGGCCAAGGATGGTGCCGTTACCGTTTATAGTCATATTGTCACAACTGGAGGATACCATGATACACTGTTGTGCGTCGTCATCACTCCGTGACAATGTCGCACCTGACTTCAGTTGCAGGACAGCCGATTCCACGTTGTTGACGTAGCCGCCATCAATTGAGAGGTCTTGTGAAACGGTTACAACGCCGCTTGCGAAAGCATCTTCAAAATTGTTCGGGTCTGTTACATCCGACCCTTCTACCACCTCGTAGGTGACAGGGTCTTCCGATGTCTTGATTGACGTGTACCCGTCGGTCACAAAGTTGGTCGGTTGGTCATGGTCATCACCTTGGGCAGGATCATAATTCTCAAAAGTTCCACCTTTGACCGTAATAGTGCCTTCCGCTCCATTTTGCTGGTTCAGTACATAGTAGAAACCATTCGTCCAAGGGGCGTTTACTTTGAAAGAACCACCGTTAATTTCTATACTTCCTTTATTCTGAACACCATCATATTTAGACGAGTTGAACAAATAGATGCACGAGCACCCGGAACCTCCGTAGTAAGTACCCCCGTTAATCGTAAGTTTTCCGCCCATAACACAAACGGCCAAAGCTCCGTCATCAAGGCTGCCAATCGTTCCATCTCCGTTAATCTCGAGTTCAGCCCCATCTTGAACTTGTATGGTACGGTCTGCGCCGGTAGGAGGAGTGATGGTTTTACCGTTTAAATTGATAACAACGCTTTTGCCTGCTGCAATTTTAAGCGGCTCTTGCAAAAAGACATCTTCGGTTAGCTTGACCGTACCGCCGTTTGCAGCCGCCATTTCCAGTTCCTGGACTCCTCCATCGGGGTATATATAGTCATCGTTATAAGCGGGATCAATCGTGATGTTGAACTCTACATCGCCGGTCAGGAGTTTGCCGAGGATATTCGTACGCCAGTTGCGCTGTACGGGTACATTATTCAAGCCTCCGAAAACGATATCGTTACCTTGTCCGGGCTTGAACGTGAATTCCAATTTATCCAGAACGGCCTTTGCGGTACCATCTGTTGAAGGATTTTCTTCACTTCCGTCATTTACTAAAATATAGCCCATGGAAAGCCACTTGTATTTTTCCGAAGACGATATTTTCCCATCCTTGTTCACATCGACCTGCAATGTCTCCACAGGAATATCGGCAAAGATGTACGAAACCTCTGCAGAGCCGCTCGCTGCCCCGGTAACGAGGTCAAGTGTCGTGGCGGCATTACCGATTATCGCGGACGATTGAGTGATTGTTACCCCTGATTTAACAGCATCTTGCCAATCCCCCGTGGTCACACCCACGTTGATCTGTGCGAAAGGACGCTTCAACTCGACATCCATTGAAGTGGAGCCGGTAACCTTGAAAACATCGGTCGTCTTGAAGAAAGCGTCACGGGTCTCATCATTGTTTGTCGCCCCGTCATAACTTACGGATACGGTTGCGTCAGAGTTTACTTTATAGGCCTTGCAGGTACTATTGTCTGCCCAGAAAGCGACCTTGTACTCCTGTCCTTTGGCCAGCGCCAGAGTCAAAGTATAAGGGAAGGTGACGTTACTTTTTTTAGTAGGTTTGAAATTGCCGGCAGGATTGCCGTCCTTGTCCAATACGACATATGTCAATCTATTGGCACCCGTACCGTCGCTGATGGCACGGGTAGCGACACGGCCTTCAAGCCCGAGCGAGAACGTTACCTGCGCCTCATTACCTGACGAAGCCGTATCCAGATCGTCTTTCGAACACGATGTCGCGAGCAGCATACCTGCCGCCACGAACATTCCAAAAAATAATTTTTTGCTCATAGTTCTGTTTTTTAATGAATTTATAAAATAGGGTTTATTGATCCGTAAATCTTCCGATTATGTTGCTTCTGCGGTTGGCTTGCAATTCCACTTGTGGAAATGTGATTGCCTGCCCGTTTCCCAGCGAGAGTTCCGCCTTGACCTGCATACCTTCTGCCGGGGCAAAAAGGTAGCCCATTGCGAGATAGTTGTATTCCACACCGTCCACGGTGAATGTTTCCCCTGTGGTTCTGGTGAAGTCCCATGTGTAGTTTGTTTCCCCGCTCACGGTATTGGTAAATGGGTGGAACGTGTCGGGAACTCCCTTTACAGTGAATGTAGCTGGTACTACCGATCCGATGGTTCCCACGTTGATCTGTGCCAGCGGGCGTACGAGTTCCACGCTGCGGCTGCTGTTTCCCGTGATGGCGACGTCCTTCACCACGGCGAAGAAAGCGTCGGCGGTCTCGGCTTTCTTGAGCGTGGCGGGTTGCTCTTGTGCGTTCATCTTTATTCCCGTCAGGTCGTCCGTATCGTAGATGTCGCAGCTTTTGTTATACGCCCAAAAGACAAAACTGTAAGTCTGCCCCTGCGCCAGCGTGAGGCTGACATCTATCGTGGAGCCGCTTACGGAGAACGTTTTCCGGTCAACTTCACCGCTTCCGTTGAATACCCCCACGACAAGAGTGTTTACTTTGGTTCCGTCGCCGAAAGCTCGCGTACGGCTACCGGCTGGAATGGTGGCGGTGAAGCTCACTTCTGCGTCGCCCGCCTCCGGCAAATCCTTGGAGCAGGACACGATACCTGCCGAAACGAGGACAAGCACCGCCAATACCTGTATGTCATGCAATAGACCTTTCATCGCAGTATCTTGTTGTTATCATGGAAAAATCAGGTTATGATCCCCGTCGAAATCGGGGTTGATGGTCACGCCGCCCGACGCTTCCGACATCAGGAACTTGCCCCGCAGCACGGTATGGTGGTTCCTTCTTAACGGCACCCTTATCGGTTCTGTGAGGGAAAGCCGTGTTCCCTCCTTGTCGTACAGGCCTACCTGTACCGTTACCGCCGACTCCGTGCCGTTCACGAACACGTAATCGAAACCCATGGACGCCTTCCTGTCGTTCAACTCTTTCAAGGCCGACTGGAACATTACCCCCGTGGAGGAATCCACCGGCTTGTCGGTGAGCATACTGTAGGCACAGGGCATGAAACCGACGTAATGGAACGCCACCTTGTAGTCTTCGACATTGACCCTCGTTGCCGGATCATTCCCCGATGCGGATTCTGCCCCGCCACTTTTTGCAGTAATACGGAAGGCTTCTTTTTGGATAAATTCCGCGAGGTCGTTCGTGATGAACTCGAATTTGGCAAGCGGTCGTTGCATCGTGATTTCGAGCGTGCCGGGGACGTATTCGGCGACATCCGCCGTCAGGGATATATCGCCCGTTCCACGGAACGCGTCCCGGTAATCATCGTTTCCCCTGTGGTCGCCCTGAAGCGTGATCTCGGCGAAGTCGCCGGCGTCATGGTACGGATCGACGTCGTCGTTTTCCACCAAGTCCGACCACACCATGATCCGGTAGTCGCCCGCCGCGAGGTCGAGCGTCGTTTCGTGGTCGTAGCCCTCCGTGATGTCTTTCGTGAATACAAATTCCCGCGTGTATTCACGTGCCGAGCGTTGCTTCTCCGTTAGGGGATAGGCGCGTATGATATAGCGCATTTTACCGTGTTCACGCCTGTTGTCGTATGTATCGCCCAATCCCAGTTCGGTTACTTCCGTACCGTCGTACAGGTGTTCCCATACGGTCATGTCCCTTTCATAGCGCAATTTCAGGCGGAACGTCACATTTTCCGGCGTGTCCGGCCATTCGTGCACGTCACAGGCGGTAAGCAATACCAGCGGCATATATATAATAAGGTGTAGGAATAATCTTCTCATTGCCTGCCTCCCTTCTTTTTCAGGTCAAACGAATACGAGAACGACACAGCCGCTTGATCGATACCCCAGTAGGTCTTCTTCACGCTTTCCACCAGCAGCCCGTCCTTGGTGCGCGGGGTGTTGTGGAACTTGTCGTAATGCAGGGAATACACGCCGGCCCCGAGCGAGAACTCCAACCGCCAGCGGTTGTTCTTGCTGATGGGCAGCCGGTAGCCGACACTCACGCCGCCACCGGGGGCGGGGCTTCTGCGGTTACGGTCTTGGTAGCGGTAATCGCCGTTCGTGGCGAGGTTGTAGTATGCCAGCCCGAAATGCGCCCCGGCAAAGAAGCCGTCATTACGCTCCGAGAACCAGTAACGGAACTCCGGCTGTATGGCGAACGTGCGGAACTTGACGGTGGATTTGAAATAGTCCCATGCCGAGTAGTAAACGGGAAGCGTGAAAGACCAGTGTTTCGCCAAGTCCACCTCGACGGCGACATTGGCGATGGCCAGCCCCCAGCCGAGGACATTGGTTTTCAGGTGCAGGCGGCGCGTCCATTCCTCCGCTTCGGATATGACGAGTTCCGTAACCGTTGCGGTATCGGGTACGATTTCCACGGTCTCAATCACCGGCTCCGGTACGACGAGTGCCGTATCGGGAATGGTTACCGGTTCCAGAATAGGAGGCTCTTGCTTGTAAGTAATGATCACCGCGTAGGCGTTCCGCATCCGTCCGAAAAAGAGTCTGTACATCTGCTGCCATGTCCTGCCGCCGTCCAGTTGTTTCAGCTTGACGATGCGATTGTCTATGTGCGTTCCCGCGTGATGATAGTTCACCAGTCGGGCTTCTTCCTCTATGATGGCGATTGCCTTCTCCCTGCCTTGCAGGTCTGAATTTTTGATCTGTGATTTCAGGTAGTTCCAAGGGATGTAACCGTCGTTTCGGGTGATGATACTGTCGGGTATATCGACCTGCTGACGGACAAGTCTTTCGAGCGACGAGAGCCGTCCCCGTGCCAGCTTCCGGTTGAGCTGGTAACTGCCCTCCGGGGAGGCCGCCCCGCAGAAGGATACTTCGACGATGTTTATTGTGCTATCCTGCCGGATGTTACGCAGGGTCGTTACGATTTCCCGCAGACGGGCGGCATTGTCCGAGTACGCGGAATCGATGGTCGTGCTGTTTACTCGGAAATCGATACGGATTTCCGTACGGTACTCCTGCGCGTGTGCCATACCTGTACACCACAGCAGGAGAATCAATATCGGGACAGAGAAGCCGGGCTTTTGCATAATCTGCCAATGTGTCCGCCCAGTTCCCGGAAGACCTTTATACCTTATTATTGCACAGAAGCGTGGAACTGTATGTACCACGTCCCGTGAGTAGGCCCTGAGAAAACCTTAGAGATAGATGTGGAGATAGCAGCCCCACGCCATATGCGTGGAGAACCATCATGCCGACTCTTGTCTCTGTTAGTATAGTTTCTCAGGCTTTACTCACACAAGATGAAGACACAACGCTTCTTTATTTCTAATATGTTGTGGAGAGAGTTTCCTCAATCCGGATACAAAATTAGCAATTTCCTGTGAGAAACTATTATTTATGGACTGATTTTCTTTGCGTTTGGAATGTTTTTTCATTCTACGTCTACGTCCAGTCTGCTTTTTGCATCCAGTATATTTTTTGTATTACCACCGCAAAAACACAAGATAAAACTCCACAAAAACACATAACAAAATGCCACAAAAACACCTAATGCGATTGCTAATCACAAAATAATCACTACATTTGCAAAAAATACAAGCTTCGATTGATATGGAGTATCTAAACAGAATCGCCGATGAACAATTGGCGTTGAGACTGGAAGCCTTTGGAGCCGTGCAGGTTAAAGGCCCCAAATGGTGTGGAAAAACGACTACGGCAGAGCGGCAGGCCAAAAGTGTAATCAAGTTGCAAGATCCGGACAAGCGTGACGGTTATCTGACGACAGCAAGGACCAAACCGTCTATCCTGCTGAAAGGGGCCACTCCCCGTTTGATCGACGAGTGGCAGGATTGCCCTGTCTTATGGGATGCCGTGAGAAATGCCGTTGATGAAAGAAGGCTCAAAGGGCAGTTCATCCTTACCGGTTCGACAGTGATAAAGGAGAGTAGCAAGAATATGCCGGAAGATCAAAAAAGGATGCACACGGGAACCGGAAGGATCGCCACGATGACGATGTATCCCATGAGCCTGTATGAATCCAGAGAGTCATCGGGAGAAATATCCTTCCTTGAACTTTTCGATAACAAAGAACTGGATATTGACGGTGTCACCTCGGAACTGTCCATAGAAGAACTTATCATGCTGGCTTGTCGGGGAGGATGGCCGGATTCATTAAGCGTAACGAATGACAAGGCAAAGCTGCTCATCGCGAAGGACTACCTGAATAAGGTTTGTGAAGAAGACATCTCGCGTGTGGATGATGTACGACGCAACGCGGAATTAGCCCGGCTCATCCTGCGTTCCTATGCCCGCAATCTCTGCACCTTGGCAAAAAAATCAGCCATGCTGGAGGATGTGAAAGCCGAGATGGAAACAACCGTACAGGCTACATTCGATGATTACGTGGATGTCCTCAAACGATTGTTCGTCATAGAGGATATTGATGCGTGGTGTCCGGCCATCCGTTCGGCATCAGCGATAAGGTCCGGGAAAAAACGGTGCTTTATCGACCCGTCCATTGCTGTCGCGGCAATGGGTGCCTCCCCAAAATCTCTTGAACTGGACTTGAAGACATTCGGGTTTATATTTGAATGCATGTGCATACGGGATTTGAGGGTATATTCCCAGGCCATGGGAGGAAAAATCTCGTATTACCACGACAGATACGGTCTGGAGGCGGATATCGTGCTTCATCTCGACAATCAGAGATATGCACTTGTAGAGTGTAAACTGGGCAGCAGGGATATCGATGAAGGTGCCAAACATCTATTGGAAATGCAACGGTTAATCCGGGAACGCAACAAAACGGAGAAGCAAATGCCTCTCCGGGAGCCGGATCTTCTCATCGTACTGACAGGGGGTGAGTTTGCATACACCAGAGAAGACGGTGTAAAAGTAATTCCACTGGGCTGCCTTAAAGATTAAGCTTGACCAGTTTCCCTTCGATACCGCATCGCTCCAACGCTGCGGTATTTTCTTTGTCGAAGGCGATCAGGCATGACGGGGCGCCGGCAGTTCCTCCCCGCTCGCCCGTAACGTGGTGGAAGCAGAGCCGCCCCCTGATGAAGAGTATGGAATCCGCGCCGGGAAATATCAGCTCATGGAACAGCCTCGTGTCCGTGCGAGCGAAAGTCAGCGCCATGGCGTTGCGATGTTCCACGCAACGTCGGATGAACCGCACGATGAGCGCCGTGTCGTACGGCGGGTTGCAGAACACGCGCCCGAACCAGGGCTGTATGAGCCCGTCATCCTCTATGGTATAATGGTGCCGGGCCGTGTCCCACGGGCGGTTTACGGGAGCGCAAGGGTCCAGATCGAACGGGCCCAGCCGCCCCAATATGGCGGGCGGTGTGAGCCACTCGTTTTTTCCCGTCGAGGATTTGCCTTCAAAAGTCACGTCCATAAGCCTCAGAGGGTGTCAGAGCTGCCGATCTGGATATCGAAGGGATTGAGGTCGAACTCGTGGGTGATGTTCGTGTCGTCCTGCTGCGATTCGAGGCAGTCCTCGGTGAAGATGCAGCCCTTGAGCGTCACGGTGGTGGTCGTCCAGTCGTCCGAGGCCATGGGGTTGGCGAAGGAGATGATCAGGTCGAACTCGCCGATTTCGAGCAGCGAGCCGTACACCGAGCGCAGGAGCTGCTGCGTGGCGTAGTCCATGGTGATGGACGCCGAATAGGTAATGTTCCCGAAGCCGCGCGAGACGGGCTTTCCACCCATGCCGTAGTTGCTCTCCACCTTGCGTTTCTTCGACCACTTGATGGCCGACACTCCCTCGAGCGTGGTGGATCCCTCGTCGATGCCCAACGCTGTAGAGGCGAGGGTAATCATCGACCAGCTGTATGCCACATTATTGATTACTGCCATATCTTCGGTTATTTAGCGGTTAATGAAAGTCCCTCCTCGACGTAGATCTTCACGGCGACGCCGACCGGCACGATGACGTAGGAGATGCGGAGCGTGTCGTCCACCAGCACGTTCTGGTTGGCGTCGATGGTGACGGCATAGCCGCTGATCTCCTGCGCCGCCTGCATCTTGGCGAGGATATCGCCGACAAGCGTCTTGAAGGAGGTGATCTTGGACGGGGCGAGGTAGCCCGTCGAGGGGTTGACCATCAGCGGCGAGTTGACGTACGGCAGGAGCGCCTCGCGCACGGCGCGGCGGCTCTTGTTGATGGTGCGGTTGCGGGCGATAGTCCGGTAATCTCCCGTGGAGCAGGTCTGGTCTTTCGAGATGTAGATGCCGTTCTCGCGTCCGGCGTACTTGATCGGGAAGATGTATCCCTTGTCGTCGAGCTCGTCGAGCAGCGAGGGGGAGAGCGACTCGTAACGGTTCAGGCTCAGGAAATTCTCCTCCGCCTCGTCGAGGTTGATGTCGCCGAATCCCAGCTCTATCTCCTGAAAGTGATCCGTGAAAAGGTTGAACTGCTTCACCCACGCGATGGATTCGTGCACGTTAGCTCTTGCGATAGCCCCCATCACGGCCCCGAGGAACCCGACGGGCGTGTGGTTCGCGTTGCGCATCTGCATGAGCGTGACGGTCTCGTGGTGCGCCTGCCCGAAGATGCAGCTGATGCGGCTCGCCTCGCAGATGCATGACGGAATCCTGTTCAGGTCGATCTGGCGGCCTTCGGTGGTGTCGGTACCGGTATTCGAGGGGTTGGCCGAGAGGACAAGCGACAGAGGCTGGTTCAGTTCCGCCAGCGAGACGGCCACGTCGTTCAGCCCCTTGACAAGGTTCAGGCTGTACTTCTCCGCCGCTCCGGCGGCTTTCCAGAGCGGCTGCTCGGTCCAGATGCCCAGCTGGTTGATCATGCCGCCGGCCGCGCGCTGCATGACCTCGACGGCCTCCCACGAGGAGGAGCAGTCGGCGAACATCACGTAGAGCCTGCCCGTGCCGTTCACGTTTCCCGACATGCGGAAAAACTCCCGGATATGGTAGGCAGGAATGCCGTGCAGGAAGTTCACGTCCGCCTCTTCCTCCTCCGTCGCCTCCACGCGTTCGATGATGCCGAAGTCGCTGACGGCGGACTTGAAAGAGGTGATGTAGCACACGTCGCCCAACCGGAGCTTCGACCCGTTCGTCTTGCCGTACCCTTCGGTGAAGAGCGTCGGCTGCAACGACACGTCGAACAGGAGCCCCGTCACCTTCTCGTTTGACGAGCCCGTATCGTACGGGATGTTGCCATCCACGTCCTTGATGAAAACATTTCCGAGTGCCATAGGTTATGATTGGTCTTTAAGCCGGTTATAAAATGGATTCTCGTACAGCACCGCCTTGCCCCGGATGGCGGCCGGCGTGTCCGGGGAAAAGGTCCCGCCGTGCGCATCGATGTAGAGCGAGGGGTAGCCCGGGAATTTTTTCAGCAGTTCCGACGCGAAAGCGTCCGGCATCCGCGCCTCCACGTGCTCCCTTTCTTCCGACTTTGCCGGAGGTGCCGTTTCCGCATGCGTGGATTCCGCACCGTTTGCCGTTTCCGTCGTTTCTGTCGTATTTGCCGCTTCTTCCCGCGGGGTGTCGTCCGTTGTGACCGGAGTTTTCTCTTCCGTATTGATTTTCTTTGCCATGATGGTCGGGTAAAAATTTGGGGAGCGGGGTTTCGACTCCGCTCCCCGGGTGAGACATTCAAATCAGGTGAAAGGTGGTGTGTGTCGTTTATTCGGTTTTCTTGTAGGCGGTATGCACGACGATCTCGCCCGGGCGGACGATATTCACGTCCATCTTCATTCTCATCTGGAAGAAGAAAAGCTCGGAGTTGGCCTGCAGGCGGTCGATTTTCAGGATGTCCGTGTCGTTTGCATAATCCACGCCCATCCACAGGTTGGAGTCCATGCCTGTCGAGAACTCTCCCAGCACCATCGTGTGCTCGGGGATACCGACGATGGGGATGATGCGCTTGCCCTTGAAGCGGTACTTGTTCACCTCGGTGTTCTCCGAGTACTTGACCTGCTTGTCCGAGATGTACTGGTCGTAGGCGTCCCATGCATCCCACCCCACGACGAAGGCCAGCGAGGTCTTCTTGCGGATCTGCTTGGGGCACTTCTTCCACATGGCGTAGAGCGCCGCCTCCACCGCGGCCCCGTCCGTCAGCTCGGTCGTTCCCGAGACGACGCACTGCCCGCCGGCGATGGTATCGGCATCCGTGGCGTTCACGTTGTCGATGATGCGCTTGATGACCCCGTCGAAATACTTCTCGCGGTTGGCGCCGATCTTCGTGCAGCCGGCGGGTTCCGTGACCTTGGCCGCCGTTTCGCCGCCCCTTGCCGCCGTCCAGATGGCGTTGCCGATGTACTCGTTCTTCTTCTCGATCAGCAGGCGCAGCATCGTGGCCTGTATCTTCGGGTCGAGCTCGCGGAAGACGAGGTTGCCCTCGGGCTGCGCGAACTTCCAGTATTTCTCGTAGTCCCGGGGGTTGAACTCCACGTAAATCATGAAATCCGAGGGTTCGAGATAGCGCTCGGTGAGCTGGTACTCGTTGAAGCCGTCCTCCCCCTTGGCCCCGTGGATGGGCTGCGGGGTCGGGATGTTGTCCTGGATGACGTTCCCCAGCTTGATGGCCGGGAGCGTGTAGCGGTGCTGGATGCCCGTCTTGATGTGGATAAGGCCCTCGCGCACCGTGTCGTTGCCCTGGACGGTATAGGTCAGAAGGTCCTCCAGCACCTCGCCGGAGTAGCCGTTCTGGAGAAAGTTTACAGTATCTGCCATTGTCGAATGAGTTTGCTTGTTCTACAGATGAATCTCAGCCGACTGGCGGACACTTTTCCGCGCGAGGCACGATGCCCCCGGCATGTCAGTTTATAAGCTTCGGGATATCCCGCGTGTATGTTATCGGAGCTTGCGGAACTCGAAGTTCTTGCCCACGACCTCGGTGACCTTCTCGGCCATCAGCTGCTCGGCGCTCTTGGCCGCCTCGGCTGCCGCCTGCATGTTTCCGGGGTCTTTGGCAATCTCCGCCGAGATCTTCTCGCGCGCGGGAATTGAAGAGAGCGTGCTCTCGGCAAGGGTGAAGTTCGAGGTGGCCATCTCGACCCACTGGGCTTTCGCCTCGCGGTCGATTTTCCCTTCGGTGATGGCGTTCTCGACCAGTGTCTCGATGCGGGACGCCTGCTCCTCCTTCTCCTTCTTGCGGTAGTCGGAGAGCTGCGCCGTGGCCTCCGAGAGGTCTTTCTGCAGGTTCCGGATCGCGGCTTCCTTGCCTGCGATGACCGTCTGGGCATCGCTGAGCGACTTCTCCAGCTCCTTGTACCTGGGTTCCAGTGCCGCCAGTTCCGAGATGCGGGCCATGACGTCCTTGACCTCCTTATCTTTCATGCCGAGCGAGGCGGCAATGGCGCCGTACTCGAAACCTTGTGTCTTGTTTTCGTTTGCCATATCGTTTTCCGTTTGATTAAGAGTAGGTACCGCCGCATCGAAAAGTTTATTCCCGGCCGCGACGCGATTCATCAGCTCCTGTATGGAGGCCGTGTCGGTCATCGCGGCTATCTCGTCATGCACCCTCTGGCACAGCTGCTTCGAGGTGCGGATGACGTTTTCCGCCGGAATGATGCCCGCCCTGACGGCGGCTTGGGCATCGAAATAGGTGCCGTCCTTGCCCGCCTCGCCGTTCATGATGGCGCGGACGTGCTCCGCTTTCAGGCCGAAACGCTTGCGGTAAATGGTCTCTATCTGCCGGGTGAAGGCCAGAACCATATCGGACACGCCGTCATCCGTATCGTCACCGGGCAGCATGGGGTTGTGGATCATCAGGATGGCGTAGTCGCGCATCAGGGAGCGTTTGCCGGCCGCCCAGATAATGGAGGCCATTGACGCCGCGACACCCTCGATGACGCACTCCGTATCGACCTTCGCGTTGGCAATAGTCGAATAGGTGGACATGCCGTACAGCACGCTGCCGCCCTCGGAGTTGATCAGCACGCGGATGCACGAGGGCCGGACGACATTTTCCAGAAAGTCGAACTCCTCGTTGAAGCGGGCGGTCGTCTCCTCCGTCACGCGCCCGAAGAAGCGGATGACGGCCGACTCGCCCGTTTTCACCTCGCCGACGACGTATTCAAGTGTATTTATGTCCATGGGGAACTGTCTTTTGGATAAGAGTAGCGGAAGAACGGGAGAAAGGTTGAAAACAAAAAGCGGGAGGTGTACGCCTCCCGTTCCGTGTGTTTTTCTCCTGCCGTTTTCCGGTCATTCGAACAGGCTCAGAATAAAATCCCGTCCTTGGGGTGTCCAGACCGTGAACGTGCAATAGAGCGGTTCCCCCGAGGTATCGAATCCGTTCTGGAAGGTACGCTTGCGGGTGTACCCCTTGCCGTCGTACTCCGGCGTCGGTACCCAGATATGCCCGCGACGGCGTTGTATGCCCTTCTCCTGCAAGATGCGGTTGAGTTCCGCACCCGTCATGCCGAGTTCCGCGGCGATTTGCGAAATACGGTAAATCCGTTTGTCGTCAGGTTTGCGGCTGCCGTACACCTTGTCGTAGAACTCCACTTTGTGCATCTGGGATTCCAATGTATCGGCCAGCCGCTCGTTCTCTTCCCGCAGGGCGATGCTTTCCGCGTACCCGTCGCGCAGGCGCTCCACGACTTTCAGGACGAACCGCGGGTCGGCGGCGTGCTCCACGGCTTCGGGTGTCACGGTCATGCCGTACCGCAGCAGTTCCCTGATGCGGTCGTTGCACCAGATGGCGAAAAGCGGCGAGAGCCAGCGGGCGAATTCCAGCGCCACGTCCTCGTGGAAGAATGTGCCCTGAATGCCGTTGCCGCCCCGGATGACCCGCACCAGTTCCGTTCGGGGAATTCCCCGAACGGCTGATAATGAGGTGATAAACTCCTCCGTCTGCTTTAACCGCATCCAGTCGCTGGGCTGCTTGCGGAACGGCTTGGCCATCTCGGAGGCGTTGACTGTCACATGCCGTTCCCCGATTCCGAAAGTTACCGGGTAGTCGTTGTAATCGAATGTCTGTAAGGTCGTTTTCATATTTCTTCTTTTGAATGTCTTTTCTGTAAGCGTAGGGCTCGTCCGGTAAAAAAGATTGCCGCCGGCCCCGTTTTTTTTTACGGATTTTCGTCGTCACCTTCGTCCCCGCCCGTGTCCGGAGTGTCCACCTCCACCGACGGCTCGAACCCGGTCGCTTCATCATACGCCGGCTCCGCGTGATGCCCGTGTCCCTCGCTGTCATGTTGCGGGGCGTCGCTGTGCTGTGTGAACGGAGGCATAACGAGGTAACGTTCCACCCAGTTCCGGTAGCGCCATGCCGAGGACTCCCGGAACCACACCTCGTAATCGATCCAGTAGGCCTGCAGCATGTTGGTCGTGAGCGGCATGTCGAAGTACGTGAGGTTGCAGCGCTCGTTAAGCGCCGGTTCCCTGTCCTTGGCGTCCTGAATGGCGACATTCAGGCGCTGGAAGACGAGGAACGGGTCGCACTCGCGTTCCGGGTCGGAGTTGTTGAGCGTGTCGAGGATGAAGCGCACGCGCATCGTGGCGCGGCCCTCGCCGATACGCTGCTGCTGCACGAGGTAACGGACGTTGATGAAGTGGATGAACACGGCGGGGAACGCCGTCTCGTACTCCGTGTTCTCGCCGCGCACGATACGGGCGAACTGCCCGTTGTCGATGGCGACGGTCTTGAACAGCGGCGGCGAGAGCGGGTTGTCCGGGTCCTCGCGGACGGTGAGGATGGCGCGACGCACGGCATGGTACATGTTCACGAACGGGTTCTCCGCGACTTCCTCCGGCTGGCTGTCCGTCACCGGAACCTGCTGCCGGGGCGGCTCTGCGGGATGCTTGTCTTTTATCATACGCCCGGGAATCCTTTAAAGATCATGTCGGTGAAACTCGAGGCGATATGCCCCTCTATCTTCGGGGAAAAACCGATGAAGGGACGGTGCACGGGACGCCGCGAGGAGTACTGGTTTACGGTATAGAGCCCGAATTTCGGGTCCGTGTTGTGGACGGCGGCGTAGTTCTGGTACCGTCCTTTCTTCCGTCCCCGTTTCCCCCGTTCCGGCGTGCTCTTCTCCGTGGTGTGAATCCAGTAATAGGCGCCTTTCCGGAATATCCGCGTGCGGTCGGCCCTCCGTCCGACGATATCGACACGTTTGGCCTCGCCCTCGATGCCCCGGGCCAATGATCCCGTGTCGTTCATCACCGGGTGGGTGAATTTCCTGCCCCAGCGGGAAGTGCGCGGGGCCCACCTCTTCCCGTTGAACCCGCCGGCGGCAAAGGAGGCCTGAAACTGCCCCTTGGCATACTCTCCGGCCACGGTCGCAAAGTCGAAGGCGTTGTTCTCGAGACGGCTGGCCATCGCCGTCGTCCACTTTCCGGGTACCCACTGGGCACAGAATTCATCGAGCGTGATCTTGGACATGATAGAACCTTTCTTTTAAGCGTTTCACGATTTGTTGTACATCCTCCGGCAGCGGCTTGGAAAAATAGGCGTGCGCCGGCGAAAAAATCCTGCCGCCCGTGGCCAGACTCTCCCGGAAGACGGGGTCTACCTGCCCGCGGTATCCTTCACCGGCGGGGAGCGCCCCGTGCACCGACGCGAAGCCGTCCGCGACGAGAAAGCAGCGGCAACCCCATTCGATGGGCGGTATCAGTTCCGGAGGGAACTCGGACTTGCGGTATGACAGGCCCTCGAGCGAGAGGTGCCACGGCCGCACGCGCTCGTCCCCCTGCGTCATGTAGGTCACGACGCTTTCGGGGCTTATGGTCAGCCACCACGCCGCCATCGAGGCGGCAAACAGCACTTGGTCGTTCTCCCGGGCGGCGTAGGTCAGGTTGTAACGCTCGCACAGGGACTCGTACGCGGCGATCTCTTCGGCCTGCGGCTCCCCGGGAAGCTCTTCCAGCAGGGCGGTCTCCTCGGCGGCGGCGAAGTCCACGAGGTTGTCGACGGCGGCCAGAAGGATGTCCCGCTGCCGGCGTTCCCGCTCCGTGGTGAAGTCATTATGGTTCCGAAGGATATTCAAAGCCTGTTCGAAATCGATCCGAAGACCTCTCAAGGCACTGTCGACAAGAAACGAGCAGCGCAGCGTGATGATGTCCCCGATCATATCCTTGCGTTCGGCGCTGTTCTCCCAGCCCAATATCAGCCGGCGGAACGCCTCCCGTATCACCTCGTACTCTTTTTGCGTGTCTGTCTTCCCGGCCCTTGCGGCAAGGATACCGGGGAGCGGAAGCCGGGCCGTCACTCCGCTCCCCGCAGAAAATTTGCGACCTTCACGCCCCGCGGGTGGCCGTACCGCCTGTAATACTCCTCGTCGGACATGATGTGGCGGTCATTGCCGCTGCCGCCGACAGACACCCCGCCCGCACCGCCGTAGATGCCGTCCGGAATCACGTTGAGCTGTCTGCCGACGTTGATGCCGAACTCCTTCTCGATCTCGTCCGCCGCCACCTCGTACTTGTCCGTGATGAGCGAGTAGAGCTTGATGCGGTCCTCGTTGTTCATCTCGATACGGTTCGAGTATTTGAATTCAAGGCCGGCTGGAATGTAGCCCATCGCTACCAAACGGGGAACGACCTCCTCGTTCATCACGTTCTCGATATACCTGCGGTATACCTCGATGCGATCCCGGAAAATATCCTGATGGGCTTTCGTGGAACCCACGTACGACTGCATGCCGCCCGCCATCGACTCGCTTCCCAGCACGAGGTTCGAGACCTCCCTGTTGACGAACTCGATGAGCCCCGTGTAGATCTTCTCCGAGTTGGACATGGTGAAGGTCTTGATGTCCACCTCGTCCTCGATGCCCGTAACGACCACCTTGTTCTGCGCGGCGTTGGCGATCTCGTTGGCCAGCCGCTTGCGGTCGGCGTTGCTCTCCGAGACGGTCTTGCCATGAATTATCGGCTGTCCATACGTGTGCGAGAAGTTGACATAGTTGGCCACCGTGAACTTCTTGGCCAGGATGAGCGGCGTCGTGGCCGAAAAGAGCCCTAAATCCCCGGAATTGACGAGGATATAGTTCTTCGCGTAGGCCGCGTGGCGCAAGTCCCAGTGCGGCTCCCAGAGACCCTGACGTTTGAGGACGACGCGCTGATCCGCCAGCACGTTGCGCCGCTCGATGCTGTTCACCTCGGCGAGCTTGCCCGTCCTCGCGTCGATGGCGGGCATGATTTCCAACAGGGTGTAGCCGTAGAGCTTGGATTCCACGATGCCCTTGATGATCTTGTCGAACTGCGAGCCCTGAATTTTCTGCGTCTGCGCCACGTCCTTGACGTACTTGCCCTTCCCGTTCACGCGGGCCAGCATGTAGCGGTCGCCCAGTATCTGGCTCTCGAGCGTCTCGATGACGGCGCGGATATGGGCGTCCTGCTGGAGGCAGGCTTCGTACAGGTCGATCAGGCGCGCCCGGTCGTCGAGGATGCACCCGAGCGCCACGTCCTGGCGCGAGGAGCGGTAACGGTTGTCGCGCTCGATCTCGCGGACGTATTCCTGGATGGTCTTCTTCGAGGTCCGGAATATACTCTCCAGAAGGGACCCGTTGAATGAATGGTCGGATGTCGTCATTTGCAGGCGGTTTTACCTAAAGAGTAGCGGCGTTTCCCGGCGAAGGTTTTTCCCGAAAAAAAATATACGGGACAGGTGGATTTTACGGCTTGAAAGTCAATGGAAAAAGTCTATTCAAAATATACAGATTTTACGCCCATTTGGCGACTTAAAACATTAGTAATCAGTGTAAATAATTTAGTCTAAATCTGAAAATAAATGCCGTTTTATTACTATATTTATGATTGAAATATATAAATTTGCGTTCAATTTTTAACAACCAACTTATGTTATGAGAGATAGAAAATGAAAACCGTTTCCGTTCCTTGCCGGCAGGTCCGGTACAAGGAATTTCCCGAACTGCTTTTCGGAACGTCGCGGGACGGCGGTCCGTGCTATTTCGATGCCACGCGTTTCATCCGCGCCCGGGGCAACGGGCAGCGGCACGACGTGGAGGAGTTCCGCCACTCTTTCCGCCACTGGATAGAGGCGCTCTCCGGGGCATACGGGATAGATATGGAAGAGCTTGTCGTCCGCGACGGAGCGTCGGGGCACCTGTTAATTGATGAATGTCTGGCTTTACTGTTCGTCGTCTACATCGAACCTTCCTTCGGCGTCTACATGCTGGAGCGCCTCTCGGAGATGCTGGCCGACGGCTTCTCTGTTTCGGACACGTGGCTGGCGAGAGCCGCCGGCCTTAGATTTACGCGCGAGGTATTAACACAAATTTTAGAAAATTATGAGACGTAGCAATTTTAAGCGGCCAAAGACAGTCCTCGTGTTCAACGGGGCACAGGTCCTGGTCGCTGTCATTCGCTCGCTCCATAGCGCGGCGGAACTGACGAAAGGTAACCTGCAGGCCATTTCATTCTGCTGCACGGGCAAGTATGTCTGCAGCGGCGGGCTTTACTTCCGGCACCTGCACCCCGATGTCGAGGTGGGGCTCGACGACCTCGACAACCTGCAGCTGCAGGAGTACGACGCCCTGTGCGGGGAGAAACGCGCCTACTACTCGGTGCGGCAGATGGCCCGCAAGCGCGTGTCACGCCACAAGAGGAAAAACGATAACGATAACGACGAAAAAGAGAGATGACCATGAAAGAAAACAGAAAGGTTCCGTTCCGCGACACGGACATACGCGTGCTCCGGAACCACGACGGGATGCTGTACATATCGGCGGACGACGTGTGCGGCATCCTCAAGCGCGACGAGCTGCCCAAAAAGGGCGGCATCGCGCAGCTATGCCCGTCCGCCCTCCGCATGCCGCTGCGCAAGGGCGGGCGTGAACAGTGGGTGTTCCGCCCCTCGGACATGAGGCGGCTCCTGCAGTCCGTCCGCAAGGAGAGTATTCTACCCCGTGACCTGTTCGACGAGCTGGAAGCGTGGGGCAACCAGCTGTTCGAGCTGGAGGCCGGCAACCTGCAGCCGCTGCGGCAGCCGGACACCGTCTGCCATTTCGCGGAGGACTTCCCCGTGACCTTCCGGCGCGTCGGCGACAAGCTGATGGTCAACGCCACGCAGATCACGATGCGCTACGGGAAGATCCCTTCCGAGTGGCTCCGCATCGCCGCCACCGACCACCTGCGGCGCGAACTGGCGCGCACCGGACAGACGGACCGCTACGAGTTCCAGCTCTTCACCACGCGGGGACGGGGCATCGGCGCCACATGGATAGAGTCGCCGCTGCTCGTGCCGCTGGCACGCTGGATAGCGCCGGATTCGGGGCTGGCCGAATGGTGCGGGGAGAGGATCGGGATGCTGACGGAGGGCCGGGTACGCCGCAAGGCCGTGCCGTGCCATGCGCTGCCCGGTGACCCGCCATGCCTGAACAGCCCCCTTCCGGAGGACATGGAGGGTGCCGTCTCCCTGATCGGGGAGTTGCGCGAGACCATTCGGGAGTTCCTGCCCAAGGCCGCTTTTTACGACGAGTTCGTCGAAAACAGGGAGTGGTTCAAGAGCACGCGCATCGCCGACGAGCTCAACACCTCGCCGCGCGACCTGCACCGCTTCCTCCACGAGGAGGGCATCTGCATGTACAGCAAGCAGCAGTGGGTCGTGCTCCCGGCATACCGCTCCTGGCAGTGCGACGTTCCTTACACTTGGGAGAACGACCGGGGCGAGGTCTTCACCTTCGGTTCCCGCAAGCGCTGGACACCGGCGGGACGCGAGTGCATCATCGAGCTGTGGTGGAAGAGACACCCCGAATACCGCTGAGCATGGAGACGGCATTGCAACGGATCATCCGCAAGACGGGCCGCCGGCCCGTGGAATGCCGGTGCGCCGCGTGCAGGGCGCAGTGCCGGACACCGTGCCTCGGCACTCCGGAGGATATCCTGCGCCTGCTCGAAGCCGGATACAAGCCGCGGCTCGCGCCCACGCTCTGGGGCGTGGGGCTGCTGCTCGGGAGACTCCCGTATGCGGTGCCGATGGTACAGGCACGCCGGGTGAACGGGTACTGCACCTTCTTCAGGGACGGGCTGTGCGAACTGCACGGGGCCGGGTTGAAACCCACCGAGGGAAGGCTCTCGTACCATATCATCACGGAGGAGAACCTCAAGTTCGGGCGCTCGCTCTCGTGGAACGTCACCCGGGAGTGGCTGGATGAGAGGAACGCCGAGCTCATCGGGGAGATCGCCCGCATGATGGCGCAATAAGAAGGGACACGGTGGGCGGATGCTGATAGTATTAACCCGTTGATTCCTCGCGCGACATCCGCCCGCCGGTTCCGTCTTAATTCATACCGGTTGCAAACAATTCGTATCAGGTGGCACTAACCTTATCCAAAGGACCATTTGATAATATTGATTACAAACGAGTATGAAGCTGAAAAAAAGAATGACCTTCGACGAGATGGCAGCGCATCTGGTCGAGAACACGGGCAAGGTGGCAAACCGGGTGACCGTGGGCCGCTATGCAAGGAAACTGGGGTACACCGTCTACAAACCGATGGTCAAAGGGAAAATCCGGCATTGCTATCTCAATATGGCGATACGGGAGGAGACGGGAGATGTCAAACAACAAAATTCAAAGGAAGAGAAAAAATGAAAAGGGAACAGGCTTATTTTTATCAGGTCTACAAGGGTCTTGCCATGGGGTTCGGCATGTGCGAAGCGACCTTCATGGCATACATGGCGGACCTCGACCGGCTCAAGAGGTCGGGAGCGGATACCCTGTGCGGGCTGAACGTCCATCTGGGCGTTACCGGGATGGGACGGCGGGTTTTCGAGCGGTGTGCCCGGAAAGCCGTCCGCATGGGGCTGCTGGAAAGAGTCCCCGTCGACGGCAGGTACGACTACATGTGGAACGTCACGGCATACGACAGGCTGGTGGAGATCGTGTCGGCCAACGCAAGCTACGTGATCCTGCGGGAGTTCTGCGACAGGGTGTTCGAGGCGGAAGGCAGGGAGGTGACGTCCGTTACCGACAGCGAGGTGAGGGCATTGAAGGATGCCCCTTTCCCGACATCCGGGAAGCGACAATGAAGGCCGGGGATACCCACCGGGATGGAAACGCCGAGTCATCGGCGTTTTTTTGTGCCCCGCGGTTTCAAGCCCGGATTCCCGCGAAAGGCGGCATCAGAGACGTATCCTGTTCAAATGTACAGATACCCTGTACTTTCGTACAAATATCCTGAACGGGAGGTTGTACGAAAATACAATGAGTACAAGATATAGTATAAGATAACAAGAACAGATAGTTGTACTTTTTTCTTTGAAGCAAAGAAAAAAGATACCAAAAAAGAAACCATGTAGTGCAGACGGCGTGCGCCGTCTGGGGGAGTTTCTGATTCTGGAAGGAGAAAATGCCAGTCTTATTCAAATAACAGAACGACAACACACCTTCCTTCCAGCATAACAAACCGAGATATTAAAATTAAAAAGATAACCGCCTTACCCCTTCTGACGCCATCCTGCGTACCGTCCGTCCGATGCGTCGCCTTCGGGAAGCGGCCGCTTGTCACCGCAACCGGTCGGATGCCGGAAAAGTACCGGCAGTCGCGGTGATTATGACATGCTGAAAGTCTAAATAATCCAAAATATGCAGGCTTGGAGATATGGGGATCAAGGAAGATTCCTTATCTTTGCCTCCGGGTTCTCTGTCAACCCGCCAGACATATCTTGATGAACACGGACCGTAATGCCCGGTCGCGGCGACTTTCTCGTCAGAAGGACCAACCAGAGCCGGGGTTGCGGTTTCGTTACTTTCCAGACGGCATACTTGAGTCCGGCGGAAACAACCGCCGTGCAACCCGTGGGGCATTCTCCCGCTTCGAAGAACCCGGAAACCGAATCCGGGCACGATTACGCCCCCAAAGTGCTGTCCATACCCCGGAACAACAACCGCTATTCCTTCTTACCGCCGCTGCCGGTATCGTTTCTTCCGGCACGCCGGCCTTCCGCCTCCGCACCATGCCGCACGCGCAGGATTGCCGTGAAGCATTCCCGCACATTCTCGGCCGCCTCCCGCGACACGAAATAGTTCCCGGCCGCCCGGCGACGGCGATCCCGGGGCTTGTAGGCATCCCGAACCTCGCGGATCTCGAGGTACTCGTCCATGTAGTAGTAGACCTGCCCCCGCGACGGGCGGTTCCCCGCCACCTCCACGCCGCGCAGGTGCCCGTTCCAGACGACCCCCTCGGCGGCGAGCGCCCTGTCCAGCTTCATGCGTGCCGTGGAGCCGACCGGTTGCACTTGAAAGTCGGCGGCAGCTCCGGCCACCTCGTGCATCGAGTACACGGGGCGCTTCCCCGGACGCATCATGCAGTACATGACGATGCGCCCCGCGGCATCTATCTCCTTGAAGACCCCGATGACGACCTCCTCGCCGAGCGTGCTGAGCTGCACGCGGGCACCATCCTGCGGGACATAATCATTCCTTTTCAGGCGGCAACGGCGCATGTCCCAGAGCAGCCCCCGCCCGTTCAGGAGGCGCTGCAACACCCGTTTCTCCTCCCGTGACGCCGGGCGGCAATCGCCGAGACGCATCACGACCTCCTCGTCGCACAGCTCCCCGTCCGCGGTACGGCGTGCCGCCACGGCCACGCACCCGTCCGCAATATTGCCCACGACGCCGATCTCCGCCGTCGCGCGGTTCACCACGGCACACCCCCTGCGGATCTGCCCGCATGGGGCCGCATGCCTTGTTCCTGATTCTATCTGTTCATCTGTTCTTGATTCCATCGTGTTGATTTCCCGTCCCGTTTCATACTACATATATATATGCAAAGGACGATTCTACAAATATACACACTATCCGGCAAAGAACCGGGGTCTTGGCGGCCAAAAATCCACTTTTTGATAGAAAAGTGCAAAAACTGCACAAATAAGTCGGATTTTTCCGGGGAGATAAAACCTATATACTTTCGGTGGTCGGAAGTCCCGCCTCTGTGCCGGATGAGATAAGCCGAAGTGAATCGCCGGCTTCCGATAGGCTGCGGATCGCCGGGAAATCCTCCCTGCCGGTACGCCGCCCCACGGTTCGTAACAGCGAAGAAAGACTGTATATAAATGCCCCTTGAAGATGTCCCGCCGGAATCCGGTCGTGTAAAAAATGTCCAAAAGACTGTACACTTTTTCAAACCGTAAGTTGCTTGCGTGCCACGGGCTTGCCCCGTGAAACAGCTCCCCGGTGCTGTATATATTCCGCCCCCTGCTTACGGTTTCGGCACCTGAAGGTCTTTTCAGGGCATTTTTCAAAACCCGGACTTGGAAAAAGGGCCCGAGGAGGGATCCCGAATCCGCACCCGCAGGCACACCCTCCCCGTTCTTTTTAAAATTATCACTGCATTGATTATCAATGCTTTATTTGTTTTACTTTTGTATAAAGTAAAACTAAAACCGCCTTTCTGCTTTTCTTTGCTTACAAATTGAAAGTTCAAAAAAATATCTTTTCTGAAATTTACATTCAAAAGACTTGAATTACGACGTAAACAGCTAAAATACAGCCATTTAGAAAAACTTTCAATTTAATATGTTCATTGAAACGGGCTTTTTTCGTTTTTTGCAAAGGGAAAAAATTTTTCATCTTTTTACAAACTATTGATATTCAATTATTTATAATCCTTCCTCGCGCGCGTGCGTTCCATGTTTGGAAAAAGGGGATTTTTAAGGTGGTCTAAAATTTTTTTTTTGAAAAAGTTTTGGAGATTGGAAAAACGGTTTTATAATGCAGTGTACTCGAAAGCCAAACAGAACGGCAGACAAGTACGGAGAAAAAAGAGAAAAAAAATAGATAACTAAAAAACAGATTTAAGAAACAGACAAACCAAACCGCCGAGAGCGAGAAACAAAAAGCCCTTTTTGTGGGAAACCTATTTTTGAGGCTTGGAAAATCAAAAATTCGCCTGTTCGCTTTGGAGCGATTAAATAGGGTGTTAAATAACCACACCGAGCAGGACTACAGACCAATGTAGCAAGTTGGAACGGCTAAAAACGTGTTTTTAGTCCGCATACGCAAAGCACGCAAATTTGGGAGTGCGAGAGTTGTATGGAAAAAGGACGTGTAAGAATAATGCCATAATTGCGCCCTTGTGCGCTCGGAATAAAATGCACGATAGCGGTAAAAACTATCCGCATAGAGGACGCTGGTAAATGTATATGCCAATGCTATACCCAATACCCAGCTCGGTGGTAACGCCTAAATGCCTCACCTTACAGTTAGCTGCCGGATTGGGAAAGATCCGGGACGTGCCAGAGAAGCGTCTTGCCGAAATTGGAGTAAAGCAGCGCAGAGCCACGACACGAGTGATGCGTGAGTAAGCCGATACACGATATGCCGAAAATGCGCTCATTTGGATAGCCTGCTATGGGGTACGTTTTAAGTGCGACAAAGTTACGAAAAATTTTGCCGTGCAGGGTGAAATGCACGGCAAATTTTTGGGCGCGTGGCAGGAAATGCCACACTTTGCGCTATGGTGCAGAGTTCGGGGTTCGACTCCCCGAGTGCCCGCAATGCGTGATTTTGCGCAGTGTTTCTAAAATTTTATCATTATGGCAACTTCTAAATTGAACAAGGAACAGTATGCAAACATCGGTTCGTTTGCAGGTATCATGTTGGTTTACAACTCTACCAACAAGGACGGTGAACTCGTGCAGACGGCACAGCACTTTTTCGGTGCGGACTTTGAGCCTGCCGACAAGTCGGACAACGAGATTTTCCGTGTGATTAAAAACATGGTCGCAACTATGTGGCACACCATTGCGGAGGAAAAGAAACTGCGTGCCGATGCCGACGGCATACGCTCGAAATTCCGTGCCACAACCCCTGCGGAAATCATCATCTGCGAGAAGTCGGGAAATCGTATCAAGAAGTACGACCTTACCGACAGCGTTTGGGCGCGTATCGGTCTTGTGCCGACCAAAGTAGACCTCGAGAAGTCAAACCGTGATTTCCAAAAGACAATCCATGCCGCTGCAAAGGCTATCCGCAACGCCATGAATTTCGCCCCGAACCTCGCCAACCTCGAAAAGCCTGCCGAGAAAACGACCAAGACCGGCAAGGCTGAAAAGGTGGCGGAACAGCCTGCCGGAACGGTTGCCGATGAAAGCAAAAAGGCGGCATAAGGGCAACGGAGTAACTGAAACCTGCCCGAAAAAGGCAAAAGGACGGCAGGCAGCCCGCTGAACGTGTGGGACTGCCTGCCCTTTTCGTATCTGCCGTCGTAAGTGCGTGTTCTTGTGGCGTATGCCAAGAATACGCGCTTTTCATTTCGGGCGAAAGCAACTGTAACGTGATAGGCGAAAAGAATTTCCCGGCAAAAAACGGTGCCGGGACTGTACCTCCGCCGCAGGACGGGGAGTACACCGTGGACGACCTGAAGACCGCTCTGGAAGAGTCCGAGCGGTCGCTGCATGATGCCGTCTTCATAGCCCGCCAAGTGTGGGAGAAGGACTGCGATGCCGTGAAGTTCGACATCGACGACCTTGTGCAGATAGAATCGGCATTGCAGGAGATATGCAACATCACCGCCGGAATTGACAGCGGGGACGATGGCGAGTAACGGCATAAAGCGCACACGTGCCGCGGAAACTGCGGGGCGTGCACGCTTTTTCGGGCATTGATATACACTGTGCCGGGACTGTACCCCGGAATGCCCTCACTTTTCAACATTCACTTCCCAACTTACTTCTTCACGCCGTGAGGCGTTGTGCCCACCTTGTACATAACGACGGTTAAGCGCGGTCAGGCGTTCAGTGGAACAACCTGCCGCGCTTCCGCTGTTATCCGTGAGGAGAAGCCGGGAAACGGATATGCCAGAAATAAACAGGACGATATATGATAGAAGTATTCGATGCGAAACGTACCCGCAGTTACGGGTGCTTCGCCAGTTTCAAGGCTGCCACGGACACGCTTGACAGCCTTGCCATCGCGGGACAGATAGGAAGGGTGCCCGCCGTCAGCGTGTCGGCGTACCGGGGCGGCGTGTTGCAGCGTGAGTATGAAGCCGTGTTTGCCGGCGGGAAATGGCACGTGCCGAAAGCGCCGGAAAAGCGGATGCCGGAGATGAAGCCCACGGGCGGAAGACGCCGCAGGAAATGGTGCAGGGAGTACGCCACGGCGGAGCTGATGTTCCGCGAGGGTTTTCCCGACCACCTGAACCGCAGCTACCCGCTCTCGGCGGACAGTTTGAGACGGTGCAACCGTAAGTGCAGAATCTATATGCAATAATAAAATGGTAATGGACATGAAAACATTGGCAGACGTGAAACGGAAGATGACGCCCGGCTCGAAGTGGCACAGCGTCCAGTTGTTCGAGGGCGGACAGGACCTCGGCGTGCGTGAAATCGGCAAGGTGCAGGGTAATGCCGTGGCGTTCCTCAAGGCCGACGGGAAACTCTCGTGGCTGTGGTGGCCCAAGGCAAAGGACGTGAAGGTGGAGGGAAACTCCTTCACCGTGCTCCAGAACGGGGTGCCGAAACTCAAGTACACCTTTGTCGAGTAAGGTTCGGGACAATTCAGACAAAATAATGTGAACTAATAACAACTATGGGGGCTTCATGCCCCTATGCTTTTATAAACAGGGAGGAAGAGACATGGCGAAAATAACGAAGAAACAGGTGGATGCCATCGATGCCGCGTGCCGGAACGGGTTCAGTTTCGACCGGTACGATTTCGCGATGCTGGGTGAAAAGCGCCTTTCGAGGAGCGTCACGCTCGTGGAGGACGGCAAGGAGGTGAAACTCACCCTCGGGTGGCAGCATGAAACAGTGAAATACACGAACGAGCACGGCCGTATCGTGTCGGCCCGTACCGGAAACGTGGTGCCGCAGCTGCATTGCTCGGTATGGGAGAAGTCTCCCGGGGAAAGTTGCTGGCACAGCCACGGACTGGGGAAGTTCCACGTGTTCAGGGACAAGGCTTTCCCGAAACGGATGATGAACCGGCTGTGCGAGGTCACGGAGCTGGTCACGGACGAGCTGGCGTGCGGGATGCTGCCGGAGAATATATGCGAAGAGTTCCGGCAGAAAATAGTACGAACGATTAAATAATAGTAAGAACATGAGCCATTTTACAGTAATGGTCATCGGCGATGACCCCGAAGGGCAATTGGCACCCTTCGATGAAAACGGGGAAGTGGAAGAATACTGCACCGGCGAAGTCTCGGAGGAAGACAAACAAGAGATGATGGAGTTCTACGCGGAGAGGCATCACATCGGTTTCCACGATTTCGACGACTGCTACAACCATTACGGCACGGACTGGAACAGTAACCGCTGGCGCAAGGGAGAGGACGGAATCTGGCGGGGGTTCTCCTCCTATAACCCGGATTCCAAGTGGGACTGGTACGTGCTGGGCGGACGTTGGAGCGGTGCCTATATCCGCCTGAAAGAGGGCGCGACAAGCGGTGTCAAGGGAAAGCCGGGTGTCTTCGACAACGAGACGGGCTGGGACGCAGCCTTGAAAGGAGACATCGACTTCGAGGCTATACGCCGGGAAGGTGAAGCGCGGGGACGCGAATGCTACAGGGAGGTTGCCGCCAAATGCGGCGGCACGATACCCCGTCCCGAGATTCTCTGGGATACCCTGCTGTACGACGAGAAATATGCCGGGCTTACCGTCGAGGAAAAGCGTGCAATGTACCACGCGCAGGAGGCTGTTAAAATCTGGGATGCCGCAGGGTATGATGTTCCCTTCATCGGCCCCAAGATCGAGGACTTCCAATGCACCGAGGACGAGTATGCCAAGCGCCGTGCCGTTGGCGCGTTCGTGCCTTACGCGGTGGTACGCGACTCCGAATGGTACGGACGGGGAGAAATGGGCTGGTGGGGAGTCTCGACCAACGAATGTCCGGAAGACGAGTGGAACGCCAAGGTCTGGGAGATGGTGAACGCCCTGCCGGACGACACGTTGATTTCCTTTTATGACTGTCATATCTAACCGATTAAAAAAGAGAATATGGACGAAAAAGAAATGGAAGACAAACTCTTCGAGGGCATAAATGCCCAGATAGCGGCCTATGGTTACGCTGTGGTTATCTGCTGCCCGGAACAGGATGTAGACGTACCCTCTGTCGATAATCCGTTCCATTTGATTTACCCGCAAGGCTCCCGTTCCGCCCTGAAAGTGAAAATTGCGAGGGCCGGGTTCCATGTCAGCGATGCGCGTCACGAGCGTCGCGGATACTATTTCGGCCTACGGGTAACCATGTATTGATACCGCCATGGGAAAGAAACATAAAGTCAACGAGGTAAAAGGTGTCATCATCAGCCGTGCCCTGCTCGAGGAGTACGGGTACGACGGCGAGATGCCGACCGACGGGCAGCTGCAGGCCATTGCCGACGGGCTGCTCGAACACTGGGGCGTGAGCGGCGGCTTCGGGGCCGCCCTCGCCGGCACGATGTCGGGCATGTTCGGTGTCAAGGCAAAAGAATGACACATGACGGCTTGCCGTACCCGTAAGGCTTGTTAAGCGACTGTATTACAGCAATCTGTAAGGATACACCCGTATACCGGGTGAAACGGAAAATATACAATGGAGACAAGAGAACTTACCACCCACCAGCGGGGCGTGATCCTGCGCGGCATCTGCGGCGGCGCCGCGCTGAGAGACAAGTCGCCGCAAATTTCTGAAAACAATACCGTCATAACCTGCGCCGGAGAGCTGGAGATCTGGGACATCTGCTGCATCAGCAGCGATGCCGAAGCCTTCGGCCTGAAACCGTCCTTCGGTTATGACGGGCAGACGAGAATCACTTTCACCCCAAAAGAACAAACGGAATGAAATCATATTGCTACTTGGACTGCCTGCACCGTGAAATCTACCTTGAAGAGGAGGATATTCAGGCCGTGCCGGAAAGCGGGCGGGCGGACGATGCCTGTGCCGCCATCGCGGAGAAGGCATACGTCGCGGAGCAGTTCCGGACGGATTCCTTCCCCACGCTCAAGGAGGCCGTAAACAGCCTGTGCGACACGCCCGACATACGCAACCGCCATGACGCTCTGATGTATATCGTGTGGACGGCGGCACTGGACATCAGGGAACGGCGGACTCTGCGCCATGGCGAAGCCGCCGTCAAGGTAACCCGTGAAGACGGTTTCGTGTGGCTGCTGGTGCCACCGGAGAAAATACGCGAGCAGTGGAAAACGGGCGCTTTCGCCCTGTACCGCCTGTATGGAGACGGTTCGGAGGCGATGATCGAGGACGAGAGGTTCCTCGAGGAAACGGTTGCCGGCGGCTACCCGGTCGGCATCGAGGTCGGGTATGTCCCGGCCATGGCTTATGAATCAGGCCAATGACAACGGATATTGACATTCAAATCAGAAAAATATGGAAACGATGATTTTAACACGAGAGAACGCCCACCGTGTGACCATGGTGCGGCGCGTGGACGCCCCGGGCAGCGAACCGGTGGCGTTCCATTTCAGGGGAAAGCGACACGGGTACTGCCACTACGACCACCTGCTGGGCGACCCTGCCAGAGAAGAGGTCCTCGCCCCGGCGGATTTCAAGGACTGGGAAGTCGTCAAGACAGCGCACCCGGGCTATCTGGAAGCGTATTTCAAGCAGGCGTGCGACTCCTACAACCTTACCTCCTTCTCGCCCGAAGAACGCGGCGAAACGGACATCGCCACCCACGAGAAGGAGCTGCACGAAGACCTGACGGCAATGCCCGAGAACCAGAGGGAGCGTTACACGGAGAACTACAAGCGGTATTTCTCGGCGATGATTGCCGCGAACGGCCGCTGTGCCAGCGCGATGATTACGGGGCCCGCACGCTTCAACACGAGCCGTAACGAGAAGGCCTGCAACAGCCACGCCAAGAGCGTTGCGGCGTTCCGGGAATGGCGGGAACGTGCACTCGAGGCGATTCGCAAGGCTGCCGAAGCGGCCAAGCCCGAGGAGCAGCGTCTCGAGGAGGAGTGGCAGAGGGTCAAAACCCTTATCGACGATGCCGCCTCGACCATTCACGGTATCGATACGGGTACGGTACGGGGCTATAGCCGCGCTCTCTTCGTCAGCAACCTCGCCGGGCGACTCTCCACCTATGCCAATCATGGCAACGTGGAGATCATCGACCGCGCCGTCGCTTATCTGCGGGAGTGGAACGACAAGGTCAAGAAACCCATCGTCACGTCACGCCACTCGATCTTCAAGTACCCGGAACTTGCCCGTAAAGTTCGTGAAAAGCAGCAGGAACGGGCGAGCCGCGAGAACAAGGAAGTGCCCTTCGACGGCGGCAAGGTGGTCTACAACTTCGAGGAAGACCGCCTGCAAATCCTTTTCGACAAAATCCCCGATGCAGAGATGCGTACAGCTCTGAAACGCAGTGCGTTCAAGTGGTCACCGCGCAATCAGGCGTGGCAACGGCAGCTCACCCGCAATGCCGAATATGCCGCCGCTCAGGTGTTGAAGATAACCGTTTAACCCGCTGCCTATGAAATACATCATCGATTCACGCTATTTCGACGGGGCATGCCTCACGTCGATGTCGGATGACCTGCATAGCGACTACGGCGGCGAGACGCTGGAAGAGTTGCGCCAAAGGGAGAAGAACCCGTACCTGATCGCCGTGTCACCCGACCGCATGGTCCTGCTGGCGAAACGCTATAACCGGGCACTCAGCCGACCTTTTCGGGAAATCACGGAAGAACGCTACTATGACCTTTTCGAATGCGTGCCGCCGGCACGCATGGGAAGGGGCTGGTTCTTCGTCGGGGAACCTTACTACGGTAACCTGCATTCCCTCTGCTTCCGCTCGGGCGGCAGGTTCTTCACGGCGGAACGTTCCCTGCGCCTTACCGACGGGGAGATAAGCGGCCAGATAAGGGGACACATGGAGAAACTGTACCGCCACCCGAAGATTGTCAAAGGAGAACCGTTCCGGCAGTATGTGGGATGGTATAATACGAATGTGGCTTATGTCCCGTATTCACTCGTCATGGACGGGAAAAAGCTGTTCCTGCGGAATCTCGCCACGCGGACGGGATCGGCCGTCGACGACCGCCGTAACCGGGACGAAACGGCGGCGTTGCTGCGCAGCCTGCGTGCCAACCACTACGAGTACTGCACGTTCTACTCGGTAAAGAAGGACCTATTCGAGTTCTTCGACTGGCTCCATGAGAACAAGTACACGCTGGAAATTCAGGGCGGGCTGTTCGACTTCGCGGATGACCGTTCCCACGTGGACTTTCACGGCAACGTGTGCGAGTATTCCGCCGCATTCTGGTATCGAATCTATTCACGCGAACTTTTCAGCCATATCATCGACCAGCTTCGCACCGTGAAGCGGCATTATGCGTGGCGTAAAAGGAGGGAAACACGATGAAAATCTCGAATGAACCTACCCCGTACCTCCTGCTCAAGGCAGGAACGGACAGTGCATGGGACTGTTGCGACTTTGCAATCGTGTACCTGTCGAAAGAGTGGAGACTGACACAGTCCGGCAGGTTGGAAGCCGCCAAGCCGTTCAAGGATGACATCTGTTTCCAGTCTTTGAACTTTTATGACATGTCGGCTGATTTTTACCAGCCGGACGAGGATGGGATGCCGGGCAGTGAGGACCTGCCGGAAAACAGCAACTGGTGCTTCGTGGAATTGTCCGAAACGGAACTGGAAAGATTGGTGCCGCCGGACAATGTGCTGGACAGCCATATCTTGGCGGTATTCGCAAACGGGGAAGCCAGATACCGGGCGTACGGCAAGCATACCGACGAGCGGTTCTGGACTGAAAGATTCCCCTTGCAACAGATTCTGGATATACTGGCGAGTCATGAATCTTAAAATTTCAAAATAGCCATGACAGAAATCATCAAAACGAACGGAACACGCTATCCGGTGCAGCCTGCCAATGGCACGCACTTCACCCTCGGGGAACTGCAAACGATTGTCGGCGGCTGTATCGAACTGGTAGAACTGGACGGGGACACGACGATGGTCGTCAATGAGGAGGGCAAGCTCATCCCCCTCTCCTTCAACCTTGAAGCGAGCAGGATATTCTGTGCCCATCACCCGGCGTCGAAAGATTTCATCGTCGGGGATGTACTTGTATGTAACAACAATCAAATCAGATAAAAAATTATGGACAAAGAAAAAGCAAAAGCGCTCGGCGAAACCCTCGCGCGCTACAAAGAATTACAAGAGAATAACAGTGTAAACCTGATCGAGTTTCACACCGCTGACGGGCAGAAACACGGTATCGGCAACCCGGAAGCCATCAAGCTGTTGCTTTCGGTGGCGGTCATCGAACTGGAGCGCCAGCTCTGGGCCGCACAGTTCGGTGATATTCCGGAAAGCCTGGAAAACAGCCGCGAGTACAAGGCCGCCAAGCAGCTGGAATACGCCATGAACGACTTCGGCTTCAAGCCCGAGCGCTTCGCCGAGGCACTCCCGTACTTCCACAGGACGCTGGAGCAGACATTCTTCCGAACAGTGAAAGCCTCCATCCTCGCCATGGCGGAACGTGATCCGCGCTGCATTGACGACCGCAACGAGGCCTCTTACGAGATGTGCCGGATGCTGGCTCCCATGTTAGAAGATACCCGACTTCCTTTCATCTAAACGACCAGAAATGAATATGAGAAAAAAGACAAACGACCTCAAAGACATGCCCCTCACCGACACCTTCAAGGGACTGCTGCTTATGTCGGCGGGCGTTCCGGTAGGAAACATCCGCCCTTACCGGCTGAAATCGGCCCCTTCCTGCTTCTGCGGTTTCGAACGCGTGAGCGTGGCGGCGGCACGGGCTGCGGGTGTGGATATTCCCGAACCGGAGCAACCGGACGGGGAGGTTTATATCCACCGTCTGGGACCTGCCGTCTTCCGCGAATGGATGCCCGCGTGGATGTTCGAGGCCGCTTTCGAGCCGGTTCCCCGGCAGCAAAGCGGCAACCGTATCCGGACGCTCACGGAAGAGATGGACAACTATTACGCGACGGGGAAATCCCTGAACGAGAAAGCCTACGCCTTGTCCGTGGAACTGCTCTCGGAACATGGCGGCGACCTCCGCGCAGACCCGGAACATGAACCGGAATCCTCGGTTTACATCCATGTCGAGGACCGCGACCCCGTGGAACTGGTCATCGGGGAAGTATCTCTCTGGGACGACGGGAAAATCACGGTCAGGGGGCACGGTTACTACACCGGTGAGGAACACGAACAGGTATGCGATGTCGAGCTCGGCATGGACATCCTGAATTTTATTCTGTTGCACATTAAATGAAGCTATGGAATTCGAACAACTGTTACTTACGTTTTCAGAAGAAACTGAAAAGGGAGACCAACAATTACAAGTTATCCGTACCTCCCTTCTCCACCTCCTGAAAGAATACCTCCGTACCAAATACAAGAAAACCTTGCCGTTCCGTCCCGGGGAGCCGATAGACGATTACCTCTACGAACAAGACTTCTTCCCGGCGTCGGTTACGGTCTACAACAAATATGGTATGGCAGCCTGCGGCACGGCGGTATCCGTTGTCCTAACCGACACGGAGGCCATTCATGTCGAGACGGACGAGGCCGGCGATATCTACGATGCCGCAGAAGAGTTGCTTACGGGCGAGCTGATAGACCTCTGCCACTCGATCGTGGAATACGAAAACATGCTGCCCGCCATCCGTGAACAGATGGCAGCCCGTGGAGAATGGAAGGCATACGCCCGCGGTTTGCTTACGGAGCATTTCCCGGAAGCGCCCCGACAGGTCGTGGAAGACTTTATCCGCGACCATTGGGAAAACCTGCAAACGGATGACAGCAACCTGAAACATTTCGGACAGTACTATGGCAGATAGGATTTTACAAATGTTTTTCGACATCGGCAGGTGGTCGAAAGCGATAGAAAAAGGCGTGGACAAGGATATCCGCAAGGATCAGCTTATCCGGCTGACCGACGAACATACCCGTATAGCGATGGCCGACGCCATGATGCAAGGCAGGTACGAAATCTCACCGCCGCATACCGCGCAGATACCGAAGGATAACGGCGAGTTCCGTACCGTCTACGTGAACGAACCCGTCGACCGTGTGGTGCTGGGTATCGCCAACGACTTGCTGTTCGACCTGATGCCGGAGATGATTCACCCCGCCTGCAAATCCTACCAGCGGGGCATCGGCTGCGGGAAGGTCGTTGCCGAGGTCAGCCGCAGGATGGCGGATGCCGCAGGCGACGGCTGCCTCGGGTGGAAAGCCGACCTGAGCAAGTATTTCGACAGTGTCCCGCTGTGCTACATCGACGGGGCTTTCGACCGGGTGGAGGCCGAACACGGGCATTCCGCGCTCATCGATGTCTTGCGGAAATACTACCGCAACGACCTCTATTTCGATGGGGACAATGTCTTGCAGCGCAAATTCCAGTCATTGAAACAGGGCTGCGCCGTGGCCAGCTGGCTGGCAGACGTGTTGCTGTATGACCTTGATGAAGAACTATCCAAGATGGACGGCTACTACGTCCGCTACTCGGACGACATGCTCTTCATCGGTGAGGATTACGGCAAAGCGATGGAAGTGCTCCGAATGCGGCTGGAAGAAAAGACCATGAAGCTCAACCCGAAGAAGGTGGAATACCTGACGGCTGACCGATGGTTCAAATTTCTCGGGTTCAGCATCAAGGGAGAGATGATTTCACTCTCCGCCAGCCGCATCAAGACATTCCAGCATGAGGTCGAGCGGCGTACCATCCGTAAACGCGGGACGACTCTGTCCAAAGCCGTCAATGCCGTGAACCGCTACCTCTACAAGGGCGAGTTCAGCTGGGCGGCCCAGATACTTCCGGTATGCAATGTCCGTGGGGACCTTGACGAGTTGAACAAGTTCGTGATGGACTGTCTCAGGGCCGTGCAGACCGGCAAGCGCAAGGTCGGAGGTCTGGGGTATGTCCGTGACCGCCCCGGCGGCTGTATCGTCCGGGGACGGGGACGCAATGTCAGGGCCAACCGAGCCAAAGCCGGCGGTGACATCGCCGGCTACCTCACGCTGGGATGTATGCAGAACGCAATGAGGACGAGCCGGGCCGTGTACGACACGCTGGTGTCTTCACTGTAAATCATACGCCGAGCACACGGCAAGCGGATGAAGGGCAACATGTTCAATATTACAGGTGTGGTTCCAGACCCATCCCGGCTTCACCGGTCTATCAACCGGTGAAGCCCATCTCGCTCTGGACCGCTCCTGTAAATATCAACGAAATAGAGTTATGTGCCGTTTGCCAGACATCCGCACCGAAACACATCGGAAAAGTTCGAGGCATGGAATTTCAGCACCAGGGCGTAATACAGCTCTATCGAGAGTCTTGAAGGAGACCCACCGTCTCCTTCAGACTCCTCAAGAGCTGCATCCGCCACTGGTTACATCGAGTAAATAAAGCAATGTGTCGCCATGATAAGAACTTTTTTTTCAGCACGGAAAGCGTGAGAGCAAGGGGATACATTCAATGTGCCGAGGCCAATACAGACCCTCCGGCGCCGGCGGGGTCCTGCCGAACAACCGATGTCGCTGCCCGGGCTTCCGCCACGGGAGACATCAAAGACCTAAAGCCATGTGCTGTCATTATGAGAACCATGCATCACCCAAGCACAGGGTATGGCCGGTCGAGGCCGGGATTTCAATCGCGCAGCTCTATAACCTGCGGCCAGTTCCTTCCGCCAGCCTATCGGCCGGCGGAGTCACGGGCCAGCGGCAAGAGCTGCCCATATCGGACAAGTAAAGCCATGTGCCCTCCCGGATGGGACCGGAAACGGCAGCGCAACCGAATATTGCACGAGGAACCGGAATTCAGCATACAGTCTTCAATCGTGGTCCTGAACCGGGCGATCACCTGGTTCAGGACCGACTGAAACACTGTATTCATCGGAAATATAAAGCCATGCGCCGGCGGTTCGAGTGCGATTAACAGACAAACAGAAGTACAATGGAGAATATTTACCATGAGGCCGTCCGGGCTGTCGAGGGCGGCGCAAGGTTCAAGGTGGACCTTACCCGCCGGAGCCTGAGAATCGACGGCAGGTACATTATCCGTGAGGGACGGTACGACGGGGAACTGGGTGTCGCGCCCTGCACGGCGGACGAGGTGCTCTCGACGGTGGAGGAACTCTACCGCCGTTACAAGCACTCCGTTCCCTCGGAACGCAGCCAGAGCAAAGCGCGGCAATATTTCAGGGCCTTGCCGGAGGCGGACCTCGACGACGGGGACATGCTTTACGGCGAGCGCCGCGACAAGGCGCAGGCGGAACTGGAGGTGTACCTGCTCTGCCAGCTTATCAACGGGCTGGAGTGGAACCCCGAAACGATGGGTCGCTGGTTCTGGCAGGGAAAAACAGACAAGGATCTGGTGATACTCAGGCGCTGGGTGGAATCGGACTGTAATTCAACAACTAACAACATCAGAAAATGAACAACAAGAAGAAAGAAACGAAAGTTCTGTGCCCGCGTTGCGGGACGGAGTTCGCCATCGCGGACAAGGAAAAGACAGTCGTGGCAACCGTTATCGGGAAAGATTCCGGGCTGGGTATCGTGTACCCGAAGGTTGCCGTACAGGATACGCCGCTCCGACAGGTGAAGAAACTGCCCAAGACCGCGAGGGAGCGCATCGAGGCGCTCCGTGCCGTCGGCGTGGACGTGAGCAATCTCTTTGCCATGCAGGGTGCCAACGGCGGCGAGTGCATCGCCTCCAACAAGGACGGGCTGCTGACCATGCTGGATGACGACGACCCGCTTTTCAGGCTGATTGCCTCTCAGGGCGATGTCCCGAACCGCCGCCTGTTCCGCCGCTGGGTCATGGCCCAGATGTTTCGCATGATGGCCGGCACGGACTGCCGCTCCGGCGAGCCGGTGGGCGTGACGGAGATGATCCACCACCTGGGCTACGAATATCAGTGGAAGATGCTACTGGACGAGCTGTACGCCCAGATGAAGATGGAAGAACGCGACCCGGAAAACTTTACAGACCGCAACCGCTGGTTCAACAAAGAGGTGGTCGAAAAGATGGCGCAGGATTATACCGGGCAGTTGAACAAGTACGTGGATGCCCTGCCCGTGAAGAAGTGCAAGGGTATTCCCTACAAGTGCGTCAAAGGCAAGGACATCTTCATGCACGAACTGCACAAGAAGTTGTTCTACCCGCTCGGTGTCGCTGCCACACGCATCCGGTACGCCAAAAACGCTGTCCAGCTCTACGAGGCCGCAAAGAAGTTTAATGGCCTGCGCGTAAGGATGAAGCACGACACGCCCCAGAGTAAGGCATGGATCGATGCCTACAAAGGTGCCGGAGCCTTCTACACCATGCAGAACCTGATCCGTTTCCACGGCTGCACGGCCGTCAACGACCGGGGAAGACGTCTGGACAAGTACCAGTCGCTGGCATTTCTCACGGCAAAGGCCGAAGCCTACAAGGAGGGCGAGGGCTGGCGCCTGCTGGCCGTGCTGAAGAAGATGCTCGATGACAACAATATCGACATCCGGGAGAAGATGGCCCAGTGGCGTAAGAAGTAGGCCGTCCTTTTCCACCCGTCTGGTCGGCGGTATGGCGTGAGGGGCCGAAGAAATCACCAGCCACTTCGGGATATGATGCTCATCTTCCGTGAACACGATATGAGCATCTTCCCCGAAGTGGCCGCATCGAAACAATAGAGAAATACCCCCATTCGGCAATCACACCTCTATTCTATTTATAATGACATAACCTTTCATACAATGAGCAAAAAACAACTACGACGCAGGGCGTACCTGCTGCACCGGCTGCGCAAACAAGGTATCCGGTGCCTGACCCGTCAGTTCACAATCTTCTATCCTTACGGCGAAGACCCGAAATTAGAGCCGTACATCATCCAACTGATGAGCGAGTTCCATTTCCATGTCCAGTTCGAAATCGTGGCCTGACATGCAACCCGGAGACATCGCCACGCTGAAAGTCCCTTACAAGGGATACCGCCGCGTAGAGCTGGTGGAACGGCTCCAGTACACGTGGTTGGTACGAATCTGTGAGAGCGGAAAAGAGATTGAAGTTTACGAAGACGAGTTTGAAGAGGACGATTGAGGAAAATCCATCAATAATCGTCCGCGCCACTAAAACCGATGGGCATAATATCTAAATTGAAGAACAATGAGAACATTCAAAAAAGGACAGCGGGTCTACTGGAACGACCCTGCCGGGGAAACATCCGGCGAATACACGGTCATAGATCCCAAAGACGAGTACAACAAGGATTTCACCGAAGAAGATACCGCGGACTTTGACGAACGCATGATAGTTATCGGGAACGGTACGAGCGAAGCGGAGGTCTATGCTTCGGAGTTGGATATCCTGTCCCCCGTACCAGATCAAGGCATTCCCAATTACATCGCCTACGCCCTTATCCTTATCACGGCCGCCTATCTGGGCTGCAAGGTAAAAATGCTCGCCATGGCACAGGAGGTATGGCGGACGAAACGCCTGCCCGAGGCGGTACTGCTGGGCATGTACGAAAGGGCTGCACGCGACGCCGTTTCAGCTGTCAGGAAGAGAGGTCTGGCAGAACGCGCCGACCGTCTCGGGGAGATATTTTACCGCACGGGGGAATTTCCCCCGGAGGATGAACGGCAACAATAAAAACAAAGAGTACGGATATGAAAACAAGAACCTTTCAGGAGATTTACGACTTCTGCCGCACGGACAGCACCTACCGGAGCTATTTCGAGGCATCGGACGAGTCCCGCATCACCGGGGCAAGGGCAAGAAAGTACTATTACGGCGACCTTCGCCGCGGCCAGTGTCGTCTGGGGACATTCATCTACTGCCAGTCGATGCGGCAGCTTGAAAGGTTCCTCGGGGGTGCGAGGCAGGACCATTACATCCATATAGACCCGCTGACCTGCCGGGAAGTGAGCCTCAAGGACGAGATGTTCCCGCACCCGGCTGTCTATGTCGTGGTACATGTCAGGGAACGGGGTGTACAGATTGAAATCGACCACCCGCTGCATGACGGATGGGTATCCTTCACGGCACGTTCCCACCGCCCCTTTACCAGGGAAGGAATCATAGCCGAGGCGAAATCCTATATCGACAGGCATATCCTGCTGGCACCGGGCAGATACCGTGACCTGCAGACGGAACACATGGTTCCCAAGGAAAAATTCCCCGCGTGGTACAGCCTATACAGGAAGGGACTCCACGAGAGGGCGGAGTCCGAACACCGGGACATGGTGGCCCAATACCGGCGCGGGAACGACATCACATACGAGGAAGCCAGCGACATACTTGCCGCCTCGGGCATATTCTTCGACCTGAACTGCGACGAGTTCGAGCGGGCCGAGCTGACAGAAGAATTTGTAAGACTTTGTAACAGAACATAACATCCAAGCGAATGAGCCTATATGACCAAATTGAATATAACGGATACCACATCGACATCTATTACGATGACGATGCCCGAAACCCACGTGAGGCGTATGACAACCTCGGCACGCTGTACACAGCGCACCGCCGCTACTGCCCGGAGAAGGAATTCGACGACCACTTCGATATCGGCGAGGTCTTCGAGGGACGTATCGGGAATTTCCGGGAGTCGTTCCTGAAGAGATATGTCGCCCTTCCGGTCTACCTCTACGACCACAGCGGCATCACGGTTTCCACCACCCCGTTCAGCTGCCCGTGGGATTCCGGCTTTTTCGGCATCATCGCGGTATCGTTGGACAAGGTACGCGAAGAATACGGCTGGAAACACGTCACGGCCAAGCGCAGGGCACGGATTGAGAGATACCTGCAGGGTGAGATCGAAACCCTCGACAGCTATTACACCGGGGAGGTCTTCGGATACCGCATCACGCCGGAAGACAACGACGACGAACTCGGAAGCTGCTGGGGATTCTACGGCACGGAATGTTTGAAAGAGATGGAAGCCGAGTGCCGGCACATCATCGACGGCATGGACAAGGCGGCATAAAAACGGAATATGAACCTCAAAAATTTACAGAAAATGAAGACATCATACGGACTTGAATTCAACACGGTAACAGAAATCGATCCCGGCTGGAGCGGTTACGACAAGCAGGTCGCCGGATGCCACCTCGCCAACGCCGGGGTGATTGTCGTGGACGCCGAGTACGGGCAGCCGATAGACAACGAGTGCGACCTCGAAGAAATCTACGCGATGCTCGAAAAGGAGAAGCCGGATCATCCTAAAGATGAATGACATGGAAGGGAGACGGGAAAACAAAGGTATCAGGGTGCGACTGCACCATATCGACCACGGGGAGTGCATGGAGGTCTGGCAGGTGGAGACACCCGAGGGCCGGGCGAAACGCTACGTCTGCCGCGACACCTATGGCGAGCATTGCTGGTACTGGCTCTGTGACGCCCCGAACGGCTATTGCGAACGCGATTACGCGGTCGATGAGCGCATCGTCATCACGGTATGCGACTGGAGCTGGCGGGAAATCACGCGGGACGGCAACAACCGCAGGCGTTACGCGAAAAGTTTCGCGACACTGGAAGAGACCTGCGATGAAATGTGGAGAAGGATTGCCGGCCACCACCCGGGAGCGACACGGAAGGGGTTCAGGGAGTGGATTCTAAAGCAATCCCTCCTGCCGCTCAGCCAGACCGACGAAGCCAACTGGCTGTATTGCCGGCACGAGACGGTGGCGAGCGAAACGCTCCTGCGTTTCACATGGATCGGCGAGGAATACGCCATCTACAGGGTAACCCAGAAGCACACCGGATGCGATGCCCGGTGGTACGAGTACTACGCGGGGAAGGTACGCCGGGAGTATTCCGGCCACACCCGTTTTTTCGCCTACGAGTACCGTGACCGTCATATCAGCGACGTGCTCCGGACGCTCGGCAGGCGGTGCGACGACGTCATCCACGCCGCGGTGGAGACCCGCACAGACGACTGCTACGGGCGTACGGTTTCCCGCTTCATGGGCGAATTCATCGGTTACGACCTGTCCTATGAACAGGCCTGTGACGCCAAGGAATGCAGGTTACGCAAGGCACGGGAGGATTACAACGGGGCGAAGGCCTACTATTACAGGCTGAAAGAGAACGAGGAGAGCATCCGCGGCATCGAGGCAATACTGCTTCTTATGAGAGATCGAATCCTGAAAGCGAAAAAATGAATGTTCGGGGTCAATAATCCGGCAGATGGTATCTACACGGGTGATTTCGGAATAGAACGCTCCGGACGACTATTGCGCAAGGGGCACTGTTACCATTACCTGTATGATTCGGTTGTCCAATCATCCGCAGTTTGCTCATGTCAAAAATTATGCCCTAAACTCATAGCCTGTATCGATAACACGGAGTTTAGGGCATATTGGCAGATACGAAGTCCTACTTTAACCAAGCAGCCATCCTGTCTTTTCCATAGAAGTAGTAGAATGCCAGACCGAGCCACGATGTCAGCACGATCAGGATGATGGCCAACAGTTTTTTCACGGTATCGACATTCAACTTCCAAATCTCGATGGCGGCCTTGATTGTCAATAACAGGCCGACTACCCAAATAATAAATCCAAACATAAATGAAATGTTTTGTTTATAAATTATTTCTTATCCTCTCCAATCAGTTTCCATGCAATGGCACTCAAACCGGCTCCGATGAATGGCGCGACGATGAACAGCCATAACTGCGACAAGGCTTCACCACCTTGGAACAGTGCCGGACCTATGCTGCGTGCCGGGTTTACTGACGTGCCGGTGATGGGAATACATACGATGTGCACAAGAACCAATGTCAGGCCGATGGCAAGACCGGCCAGGTTGCCCGCTCCTTTCTTCCCGTCCGTAGAACCAAGCACTACGAGCACGAAGATAAACGTGAACACGACTTCCGCAATGAATGCCTGTAGCATCATACCTTCCCCGAAGCTGTTGGAACCGGTTGCGGTCGGCCCGCTGTGAGTTCCGGCAGATACCAATGCGTAGAGGATGGCTGAACCGATGACGGCTCCCACAGTCTGGAACACCATATACATACCCGCATCCTTGCCGCCCATCCTTCCGGACAAGAATACTCCGAGTGTAATAGCGGGATTGATATGGCATCCGGATATACCGCCTATGGTGTAGGCCATGGCCACTACTGACAGGCCGAAGGCCAAAGCCACACCGATTGTTCCAACTCCGGCACCTACTGTTCCGGCAATGCTACCGGCGAAAACAGCGCTGCCACATCCCATTAGAACCAGAACCATTGTTCCGATCATTTCTGCAATGTACTTTTTCATAAGATAGCAAGATAAAAATGTTTCTACGAAATTAAGAATTTTAATCGAAATACTTGTTTTCACCTCTTAAAAATAATTCTAAAAAGGAAGAAAATATTTCCATTTCTGCCTTATTTCCGCTTCCGGTCTTAATTTTTATACTTCCTGTTTATGATTGAGAAGGTAGTGTGAAAAGTGCCTGTTGCACAACTCGAATTTGTTAAAACAGGCAATCTCTTTTGTTGTATATATCATTAATTGAAATAAAAAAATTATGCAAGGTTACACACATTACGGCACACCCGTTTCTTCGCCTACGAGTACCGTGACCGGCATATCGGCGACGTGCTCCGGATTACAACGGCTGAAACGCCACGTCGCGAAGCAGGACGAGATTTTGGCCAGAGCGACGCCCATGTACATGTATCGTGGTATCAAAATACCGGACCATCATGAGATTCAAGGATAACGGGCTGGCCAACCTCCATGACACGAACCGCCGTGAGAGGGGTTTCTGCTGCATGAAACTGGTCGTGTTTCTCACGGAAGACGGGGTGAAAGAGTGGGACAAGTGGCACGGGGCTCACCTCGACGCCGCCCGCAGCCAATGCAGCTACCGGGCACGATGCCCGATATACCGGCGAAGTAAAACAGGAAAGAACACTATAACGAAGAATAATCATGCTATACAAGCTACTTGAAGACATCCGCCACCGGCTGGAGGCAAAAAACCCGCAGACGGCGGAGGAACGGGAAATCCTCGACAGGATACTCCTTGCCCTCCCGCATATGCGCCGGAACCGGGACGCGGAGCTGCTGGCTCCGAACGAGGTGCTGGTACGCATCTGTCCGGATACCGGACACCCGGTACTGGTCTGCCATGACGGTCAGGGGCAGTGCTCGTGCCTGCACAACGAGACCGTCGAGGAGGATGCCGCGGACGTGAAACTGTGGCTCTCGTCGCTCGGCAGGGAGTGCAACGGCAACCGCAAACTGCTGGAAACGGCCGTGGATCTGGCCTATAACGCCGGGGCGGAGAATCTATGGGAAGACAGGGATTCCCGGGCCGTGGTGTCGGACATCATCCGCTGGGCGGGAGAGTTCGAGACGAGGCACGCGGGTACCGACTGGGGCACGGAGGATTACCTGCTCGCCGTCGACGGGTTCTACAGGGAAAAAATAGCGGACATGTAACACAAGAGAATATGGTTCAAACAATTTTAGATGAGGTAAAGGCGTATTTCGACGCCAAGGAAAACCCCACGGAGGAGGAATGCCGGTTGCAACAACGGCTCTCCGGGGGTTACTTCCCGATCACGTCCGTGCACCGTGAAGACCTGCAAGGCGCCGGGTTCGACGTGGAGGGGATTTCCGATGATGATATGAAGGAGCTGGCCGACAAGATGGCCAACGATTATTGCGAGCAGCTCTTCTGGGAAAGCATGGAAACCATCGCCGAAATCCTGTGTTTCCCGAGAAAAAAGGTGCCCGCCTGTCCCAAATGCGAATCAGGGGACATTCTCCTCGGCAGCGACGGGGTATGGCATTGTAACGAATGCGGCCAGATGTGGAATGACAAACTGTACGTGCTGGTCGAATTTCCCGAGGACGCCTCCTCTTTCGAGGAAAGCGGAACCGGTTACCCGTCGTGGGACAGCGGGGACAACGGGGCACGCTATGTCCCCGAGGCGGAATACATCCGGGAATTCGGAGAATCTCCCGAACCGGAAAAATGTTACCGTGCCATATGCTGGCCGGACTCCCAAAAATACATGGAAACAAAAGGCTGCGAACTCATTCAAGATGAAGATGCATTGAAAGAATTCGGTTCCTCAGCCTATTGGGTACCATTATCCTTACATGACAAGTAATATGATGGCATTGGTACCTCTGTTTCAAGACGCAATGAAACAGAAAGGATTTGCATCCCGCCACCTGCAGTTTTATTCTGATTTCTGGGATTTCCCGCATATCATCACAAACGAACCGGAAGTGCAATCGGTGATTAAACGGTATTTTCAGGAGAATGAAATCGACCCTCGTGAACTCACTTATGACAATGTCGTTGAAATAGCTACCGAATATGTACACGTGAACGTGCCACCTCAATTAACCGGCGAAGAAGACGGGGAGTGTTGGTACGACGAGACATACGATTTGTGGATCTCCAATATCACGTACTATGTAACATATTCCTGTTTCATGACATACATGCATGACAACAAACATTTAGTAGATAGATAACTTATGCAAATCGTTAATGTATACACGGAACGTGGCGATCTGGTCGCCTGTTCCAACTGCGGCAAGGTGATGCTCCTGCCGTATGGAGCGGACAAATGCCCGGCCTGCAAGAGAGAGGGCTGCCTGGCATGGACGGACGGGAGCTTGCAGGAGGCCGACATCGACTCCCTGCTCAAAAGGCACTGCAACCTGCACCAGCTGAGAAACCTGCAACCGGAAGATTATCTGTCGCTCTCCGTACTGGCAACGGAGCATATTCCATATCTGACAGACAAGCCCCAGAGCGCCCGGGAGACCCTCTCCCTGCTCCTTGAAACCAGCAGGCTTTTTGAGAAACACTGGCGGGATACAAGATGCTTCCAGTCCGAAAACATCTACACGCCGGCCATCGAGGCGCTGCTCGACAAGCTCGACAGGAAACTGGAAGAGGGCGACACGATCCCGATAGAATACCAGGACTGCCGCTCTCTCGGGGAGTTCTTCCGGGTGGTTGCCGACGAACGTCCCGCGAAGAGAGAGGTGCTGTTCTCCTCGGACGAAGAGGGTAACTACTATTTCAACGGGCGCAAGGTCAAGGTGGAAAATTCCGACGCGTACGCCTACCGCCTGCTGAAAACCAAAATACAGACGAGCTGCCGGCGTCCGGTAGATTTTTACTTCCGCTTCCTTGCCCGTTTCGGGCCATACGGAACTTATGGCAACGCGTATTACCCGAGTATCACGGATCTGATATGCGGGCACTACCTGCCCGGACCCACAGAATGAATCCCGAAGGCGATGGACAACCGTTCACCGCCTTTCTTATTGTATAACTTTTTAATATCAATCATTATGGCAACAGCATTAGCAACGATGACCGCCCCCGTGCGGTTCGACTTCCAGAACAACAACGTCGAGGTGATGACGCTCGACACGCTCCGCCGCACGCACAAGGAGAATGACATTTACGGCAACCCCGTCAAGGGCATCTACCACTACGAGGTGATCGAGCGCATGGCAGGAATCTGCAAGAAGTACAACCTGAATTACGAGGTGGAGGAAATCTTCGCCGCCCAGAACAAGAACAAGGCCCAGCCCGGTGTGGTCGTCCTGCCGCAGGTGGAGGAGAAATACGGCGAGAACGCCGTCGAGGCGCATGTCCTGCGGCGTGTCTACGCGACCATCCGCATCAGGAACTGGGAGACGGACGAGCTGACCACCACGCTGGTCGTGGCGTTCCATCAGGACGGCATCCAGGCCGCGATAGGCCCGTGCGTGCTTGTGTGCCACAACCAGTGCATCCTTTCCCCCGAGCGCAGCGTGTCGAACTACGGGAAGGAGAAGGTCACCACGGAGGAGCTTTTCGACCGCGTGGACGGGTGGCTCTCGAACTTCGAGGAACAGATGAACGAGGACAGGGAGCGTATCCGCCGCCTGAAGGAGAAGAAAGTCTCACCCGTGGAGATGTATGCCTACATCGGCCTGCTGACGGCATTGCGTGTCTCGCACGACAGCTCCGACAAGCGCCTCTCCTCGACGGTGGAGACCTACCCGCTGAACCAGTCCCAGATTTCCGTCTTCACCGAGGACCTGCTCAAGCTCGCCGAAGAGAAACAGACGCTCACGGCGTGGGACGTGTACAACTGCGCGACTGAGCTTTATAAACCGGGCAAGACCGACCTTCCGGCAATGATCCCCCAGAACGGGGCGCTGGCAGAGGTCATGCTTTCGGGTTCACTTAACTGACAACACACGGTATCATGGCAGGAAGAACATATAAACGGGCGACGCTCGAAAAGCGGCTCGAACGGCTCGAAACGAGCCTTTACAAGGAAAAGAGGCGTCTGCACGGCGTCATCGGCGACACGGGCTGGGGAACGGGAATGCGGCGCACGAGATGCACGCCGTCCTTCAGTCGGGAGGAGGAACTGGAGGAAAAAATCCGGAATGTCAAACAGCTTATCGCCCGGTGCGCCCCGTAAGCCATGACACGTATCCGGGGACAACTCACGACGGCGGACTACCTTCCCATAGCGGAGTACAACAGGCTGGTCCGCGGGCTTGAGAAGGACGGCGAGTACCTGTGGGAAACGTACTGCTGGCTGTCGTTCTGCACGGCATGCAGGGCCTCCGACGTGAGGACCCTGCGCTGGAAAGACATACTGGGAAAAGATACCCTGACCCAAATCGAGCGGAAGACGAGGAAAAACCGCCTGATCAAATTCAACAGGGACGTGCAGGAGAAGAATCTCTTCCTGTACGGGATGCTCGGGCACCCCGACCCCGAACAGTACATCTTCCTCAGCCCGCGTACCGGGAAGCCCTACTCGCTGGAATACATCAACCAGCTGCTCAAGGTATTCCGGGTAAGGTACAGGCTGCCGATCAGGGCATTCTCCACGCATACCTTCCGCAAGACCTTCGGGCGGTACGTCTACGAGCTGACGGGACGCTCGGCCGAGGGCCTGATCCTGCTCAACCAGATATTCCGGCACTCCAACCTGGAAACCACCCGGCGCTACATCGGGCTGGCGCAGGAGGACATCGACAAGGTGTTCGACTCCATACGTCTATGACCCTATTTTCAACGATGCCCGGAAATCTGACGAGAGGTTTCCGGGCTATACTTTAACAGCAAGAGATAACACTATTATGAGCATACAAATCGGAAAACTGTTGCCGGACGGCAGTGTCCGGCACATCAAAGCGCTCCGCGAGACGCTTTCGAAAGACCTCGCGCGAAAGCTCCGGGTATTCTATCCCAACGAAAACCGGGTGGACGCGCTGCTGTCGCTCGGGGACATAC